TGACCGCATACGCTGCGGTGATGCTTGCGGCTGTTTGGCTTGTGGTGTCCCAAAACGAACCCCAATACCCCAACGCACCACCCGCACCCGTTGCTCCCTGCGGTCCAGTCAAACCCGTGCAGTTACATGCGGTGTCTTGCGTTGTCCCGTCCGGGAATTCAATGTAACTGCCCCCAACCTGTGTTCCGATCTTGATTATGCCGGGAACTTCAAACGATTTGTCGGTGAATGCATTGTAGATCAGATTTTCCGATGCAAGATCGGTATGTGCTTCATCAGCAAACTGAAGCGATCCTGGTGCGCCTTTGACCGTGATGTTCGATCCGCCGCTTACGCCGCTACCTGTATTCACAATCGTCAAGGCATTTGATTCACCATCCGTAAAAAGTGCGATCCCCGTACCCGCAATCACCGTCAGGGTTTCCTTGTCATATTGAACGGCGGTGAGTCCTGCCTGTCCCGACACCGATATGAATTTAAAAGCCTCACCGAGACCGCCACCCCCATCATAAAGAATCGGTGCTGATGCAGTCGGCTTGATCTTGCTCAAGTCAATCGATAAATGCTGCTTGTCCTTGTCGAGTTTGAGAGGATATTGAACGGAAAGGATGCCGGTGTCTCCCTTTTCGCCGGGATCACCTTTCTCGCCTTTTTCGCCGGGGTCTCCCTGTTCTCCCTTCTCTCCCTTGTCACCCTTCGGACCAGCCGGACCTACAGCCCCATGCTCTCCTGCCAATCCTTGAATGCCTTGAGTGCCAACTTCTCCACGGTCTCCCTTTTCGCCTTTCTCGCCTCTCTCACCTCTTGCTCCGTGGTCTCCTTTCTCGCCCTTCTCTCCACGGTCTCCCTTGTCTCCCTTTTCGCCCTTTGATCCCTGTGCGCCGGGATCTCCCCGTTCTCCCTTCTCTCCCTTTTCCCCTTGAGTACCTTGAACTCCTCGTTCGCCTTGGGCACCCTGTGGTCCCTGATCTCCCTTTTCCCCCTTCTCGCCCCTCTCGCCTTGTTCGCCTCTTTCGCCACGGTAACCTCTTTCTCCACGAATACCGGGTGGACCCTGAAGACCACGCTCACCCTTTTCGCCGGGATCGCCCTTGTCTCCCTTGTCGCCCTGTGGACCCTTTTCGCCGGGATCGCCCTTGTCTCCCTTGTCGCCCTTTGGCCCTCTTGCGCCTCGGACACCCGGCAAGCCATCCTCGCCCCTTTCTCCCCTCTCGCCACGAACTTCCCGAACGACATTCACATCTTCGGAGATTTCAATCGAAGGCGATGGCTTTTGTTTGCTCTGAATTAATGGTTTGCTTGATGGTGTATCGACAAGTATGAATGATTCATCAAGAATCTCCTTGCCACCCTTCAAGACTATGGGATCATTTTGTGGATCGTAGAGGAAAGCCTCTCCGATTCCCCGATAGCGGTAAATCTTCCCCTCTTGGCAGGACTCCGCAGTTGCATATGTGAATACAGACCCCGGCTCGTAGCCCATGAGTGGGCGCACAAGCATGAGCCGAGTTCCAATGCGAAGACCACCAGAGAGTCTTGCGAACTCTACGGGGTCTTCGCCTTTGTTGCTGATGAAATCATTGAAACGATTCGCCATCCTGTACTCGTAAAGGGGATTACAGGGTATTTAGGGACGGCTTATCTGCTTGTCAATGCTGCCCATGAGACAGGGAAAAGATCACGAACGATCACCCCAATTGCATTTGAATACTCACGAACCTCCCATTGGGCATGGGAATCTGATCGCAGACCGTATACCCGTGCATATGCAGCAAGACTTCCCGTCCACCACCATTCGGTGTATGTTCCCTGCGGAAGCACGAACCTTGCCTGCTCCGGGGCAACTCCCTTGTCTAGGAGCATCTTGTATGTGTGCATAGCCTCTTCGACCACCATCAGATATGCACGACTGCAAGTGTTGTATTCCTCATTGATGTCCATCGTGCCGGACGATCCTTGCTTTGCCCCATCCGTGGGGGCATTTCTCCATCTCGGAAGGTATACCTCGGGGTCTTCGATCACATATCTGCGGGAAACCTCGTTCTCAACGAATCCCTGCTTGTGCTTGAAGAGTTGCGTTCGAATGGAAATTGGTGCCTTGATCCGCAGCGTGATCTGCGGATGTGCGAACGGAGTCCAATGCTTGTGCTTGGCAAGGTACGAAATAAGTTTTTCGTCCCGTCCGGTGAACTCCGTGCTTTCCTTGTTGAATGAAACACGGGCGGCATTCACCACCGTGAGGTCATCCCCCATATGCGAAACATATTGAACAAAGCCCCTGTCAAGAACAGGGATGGCTTCACTAATCACTTCCATGGATCACTCCTGCTCGGTAGATGTTTCTGTCGGTTCTATCTGTGCAATGTTTGCGATTGCGCCGTTGATCGACTGCCGAATTTCGGGACGGAGCGCATCGATTCTTTCGCCTACCTTTTGGTAAAGTGCGGAATAAATTGCGTCCTTTGCCTCGCTAGCCTTGCCGTCAACAACTAGATCAATGACGGTTGGCATGGGTTCCTGATGTACATCACCCATGTCATCCTGTGCATCGCTTGCGTACTCAATGTCATCATTCTCGGGGTTCATCTCAAATCCTCCTTTGTTATTTAGCCCACCTTTTGAGGGCAATATGTGCCGCAAGACCCGAATGGGAATTGCGTTGTATTTCCTGCATTACGCTGATCTTGCTGTATCCTGCAAGAATCATTTCGTTGATGTCCTTCATTCCACGGAAACGATCAGACCAAATGCAAACGGTGTGACCTTCATCGATCAATCGTTCCATGGATTCAACAACTTGCTTGTTCCTTGGCTCATTGTCCAATGCATAGATCAGTTCTGCACCATCAAGATCGACAGGGATGTTTGTTGCATCAGACAAACCGATCATTGCCACGGCATTGTCAAGGAACAGGCTGTCAATCGGACCTTCAACAACAATAACGGGCTTCTTGGAATTGCATCGATCTAGACCGTACCAAGACTTTCCACCGTCTTTGTCTGCCTTCACCGTGATGTATCGAATCGTCTTTCTGTCAGGATTCTTCCCGCTCAAGATTCTTCCCTGTGCGCCGATCACCTTTCCGTCCTTGTCTAGTATGGGAATGACAACTCGTTGATCGTTTCCCGCCTGTACATCGGCATCGATGTTCTTCGCCCATTCGCCATAGTCCTCTGCATAGTACAGTATGTCAAGGCTCTCTTTGGGAAGTTTCCTGTTGATTGCCCATTCGACCGCAGGATGAGTCTTCTCAAGTTCAGACAATTTGGGCAGCAACTTCAGAACCTTGTCTTCTGCCCTTCGTGCGGGGGCGGGTGCGCCCGTGCCTGCCCGTGTGCGCCCGTGCGAGACTCCTGTTTCCTTTAGGACATCGAATGAATACTGCTTGTGGAGATTGGAATCGATTGTCTTGAGAAGCCAACCCAAAGATGCGCTATAGTCGCAGTTGTGGCACTTGCAGAAGAACGATCCCTTCTTTTCGTACAGATAAAACCGAGCCTTGCTTTTGCTCTTCTGGCTGTCCCCGCAGATTGGACAACGACAGACCGCCAATGACTGCTTCTTCCATTGGAACTTCTCTAGCCGTGGTGACAGCAGATTGATGTACTTTGTGTCGATGTGTATCGGCATTTAATTTGTGACTACTGTACTTCTGATGTTGCTCGCAGTCAAGGACAATCGAATCAAAGTTATAAGATCGTTTTCCGGATTATAAGTCCGAGAAGATGAATAGACTTTCTTATGAAACTCGAAAACTCGACCTCAAAACAAGCAGTTCAGGCGCATACATACCGCCTCACAGTTTGCGCTTGAGTTCCTTCGTCTTCTTCTTGTTTCTGCGTAGATACAGTCCGCTCTTGCCCGGAGGCTCCTGCCCCGGAGAGACACCCGCAATGTTGCCATGACCAACGGCATTCACGGGAGCATCCTCGTGATGAACCTGTTCATATGTGAATCGCAAGTCTCCGTGCTTGTAGATTGGATATCCCAAGAATTCATCGCAAGGCAAAAGCGGTGCATTGAGTTCGAATCTCGTTCCATTTGAAAGGGAATACTTTCCCGGTTCGATTGTCTTTGCTTCGTGCTGCTCGTTCAGAATTGAGTGAAGAAGCCCATATTTTTCAAGTTCTTCCTTGATGAGGGATTCAATCACTTGAGTTTCCTTCTTGCTGAATTCATTAAGTTGATAGCCGGACTCTGCAACCATGTGTGGAAGATAGGGCTGCGACCAAGTATTGAATGGCATTCCCGCCTCAACTTGCTTGCGAAATTCGTACACAAGGCGTTCAAAGACGCACTTGGGTTCCTTGATTGGAGAAGTCATGAAACGGCGAAACTGACTCGTAACAAGGTTGTCGATGTTCATCAGATGCTCCGAAGTCGTTTGATGATTTCCTGATCCATGCTGATCTTCACTATATCGACTTCAAGATTGAACTTCTGCTTGTCTTCCGGCAAATACTCTAGGAACACTAGAAAAGTCTTAAGTATGTAGTGAAGATCGGAGTCTATCTTAAAGAACAGAAGTCGAGTGCCTGCCTCGACTCCAAAAACATTGCAGAATGTGATGATATGATTGAGGATAAGACGCTCACGAAGAACGCCGCCCTTCTTGTATCTTCGAAAAAGTCTCTTTAGATACACGATCCGTGCCAGGTCTTCTTCGAATTCCTTGACCCCAATGCAATACGGATTGTCGTAGTTCCGCATCGCATAACGAATGTAGTTCTCATTGGTCAGGCTGTCGCCCTGCATTATGTAAAGCCATTGGAATCAGTTTGGTACAATCTGTGCGTGAATCTGTGTCAATCCATTTGGGAGTCTGTGAGTTTCAACACGAATTGCAAGACCGTGACCAAGTTTCGGAGTGATTCCGTCATCATAAGATGTACTGTATGTAGTACCATCACTACCGAACACGCCACCAAAGCGGACAAGAGGAATAATCTCTTCTGTCTGCGTAGCCAATCTCATGGCGCATTCCTTGGTCAGATCAAAGTTGAGTCCAATCATCTGCAAACGACCCTGTGCTTGCTTGAGTGCAGCCATTGGGTCGATATAGGGCTTTGCCGACAATGCACCGAGATAGGTGTTGATGCGGGCAATTGCTCCCGGCGTTAGGGAAGACAAATTCATGTCCGCATCCAACCCATTGTCGCCATCTTGAGGACCGACACGCCCACGGGAAGTAAATGCACTAAAAGGTTCAGATGCCCCGTGCTGCTCACGAATTGTCTTGCGAAGTTCTTTGTAAGACTTCATGTCGGTTCCTTCCTTTTTATCAGACGAATGCAACCTTGAATGTGCTGTCACCTGTCAGGCTTCCTGCACCATCATCGGTTACAAGAACTCTGACCGTGTAACTTCCTGCTGTTGCTCCTGCTCTATTGACCTTGAGAACCGCAATGTTGTTGTTGAACGAACTTGTCGGTCCGAAGAATGCCTCATAGATGGCGGCAGGAACATTCGTTGTTGTCAACAGGTCGGCTCCCTGAATCAGGTTTCCATAAGTGCCAAATGGATCCGTTGGCTCCGAGAATGTCAGGTTGTTGGTGAAGTTGCTGTCGTTTGCAACGATCTTGACATATGCGGTTGCAGAGGCGGGGAAGTTAAGAGTAGAAACTCCATAACCATTTACTGCATAGTTTCCATATGCAGTTCCCGAACCCGCTGCGGATGTAGTGAAGGAAAGACCCACACCATCAAATCCACCGGCAGTTGCGCTATCGCCGTTGAAGGGGCAAGTGATGTACGGAGCATATGCGGGAACATCACTTGATGCTGTACCTCCTGCGGCACTTGTCACCGAGCGAGAAGTCAGCAATGAGTTTGTATCATAGTTATCCACAAATGTTGCGGTTTGAATCTGTGCAGTCGGTCCTGTGAATCCAATCGGGTGAACAAGACCGTTTGCCTTGACTTCGACCTGAATGCTTTCGTCAATCGTGGTGTAATTTGCAGGAACGATTGGTGTTACCTGAAGAGTAACGGTTCCTGCTGCTGCTGTCGAACCGGCAATTGTTCCGGCAAAGACACTAGCAGATGTCGATCCGATTGGGTAATTATCAGGCAAATAGCAGAGAATCTTGGTTCCTGCGGTGTATCCAGTTCCGCCCGAAGCGTTTACAGCAAGGTTTGCTGCTCTGCCCGTAACGGTAAGGAGAAGATACGGAGAATATACCGGATCATTTGGCATTGCTACCAATAGTTCGGTCACGGGGATGCTTGCCGTGGTTCCCAACTTTCCGTGCAACTGTCCACCAAGAGAAGTCCCATCAAGAGGGAGTTCCCAACCCTTGACTGTGCGGACGCAGTTAATCTTCTGTGCGGCGTTCAGCCATGTTGGCTTCGATTCTTCTCTGTCGGTTGAATTCCAATATGCCATTGGGTAGTTCTCCTCTTGGTCTATTTATCCGTTGATTACTTGGGGTTTGCAGTCTTCTTCTTGACGCTCTCGGGGGTTTCCAACTCATTTGCCTTGTGGGATGGGTTGGTAACCTTGCCAGCGGGGACTACAATCTTCTTTGCTTCGATGTGCATCTGCACAGCCTTGGCAAAGTCATTTGCTTCCTTGGTTGTTCCACGGCAACCGCAATCCTTAACTGCTTCGTTGAACAGAGTAACAAGGACAGTCTTGCGCTCCTCAAGGACGGTCTGCTCTGCGACCTTCTCGGCAGCGGCAGCAGCCTTCTCGTTCAGGCATGGCATGATGTCGATGTCGTTTCTGTGTTCATTCAGAAACTTGGTGATGTCTGCAACGATCTTGGAATTGAATGGATTGTGAAACATTAGTCTCTCCTGTGGATACTCGTTATTTATAGTACGGGATCAGCCGCCCTTTGCCTTCTTCCAAAGATCGGCATCCGCCGTCTTTCGGGTCTTGCCGCCAACTATGAATGAATTGACTCTTGCGAACGCCCATGCATGGCTGCTGGCACCGGGTCTATGCCCACCCTTCCATGCTGCCATGCCCCGGTCGTACACTTTCTTTAGAATGCCGTAAGGGATGCCGCTCTTCTTTGCTTTCTTTTCAAGCGCAGCGATTCTTGCTTCTTGAATGCTGTTCAGCAGTCCCTTGAATGATTTCATGACTTCTTCTCCGGATTGTAGCCCCATACTTTGAGCGCAAGCAATTTGCGGGTTGGTCTGCCCTTTTCGTCACGGAGACCACCTTTTGCGCCCTTCATGCGACTAATGAAACTGACTTGCTTGCCAGCCCATTTCCAATCGTTTGGTGTCCACTTGTCCTTGGGGGTGTCAAGCATACGAATAATTGCACGGGCAGAATCTCTGCCACTTGTGATCTTGCCACCACTTGATCCTGCCTTGCCAGCCTCTTTGCGAGAGAGTCCCGCTTCCTTGCCCTCATCGGAATCAAGGAACGATTGTATTTCCTTTCCCGACATGTTTACGAGTTTTTGCCACTCCTTGTACAGCGCATCCTTCTCCTCGGGAGTCTTTTCCTCGCCAAGTCGCTCACGCTCACCCGGGGTGTCTCGCTTGTAGGTGTTTACGATTTCCTTTGTTCCAATCAGAAGAGGACCACGCTTGCCCAAGGCAGTCCATTGCATGACCGAATTGATCTTTTTTGATTCGGTCAACCAATCCTCGGTCGGCTCAACGGACTCTCCCTTGTGCATCTTCCATGCCGTAGCATAGAAAACTTCCTTCCATCGCTTGCCGTAACGATCTCTGAATTGCTGCTTGATCTTTTCTTTCTTGGAGAATCGCCGTGCAGGACCGCTTGGTGGACTGACCTCAACCATGAAGAACTCAAAATCTTCGTTGATATCCGATGGAGTTTCATCGGAAGACAATTCTGTGTTTCGAATTTCCTTCAGGTATTCAATGTACCAACGAGATATTTTTGCACCTTCACTCATTCCACGATTGCGGCACCTTTCCTCGGTCTCAATTGCCTTACGCATCTTTTGACCAACAGAGCCGTTGGATTCGTCAATGACCAACAATCGCTCCATTACCGTATCGTGTTCGTATTGGTTCTTCAGAGCCTTGAGTTGCCCCTTCTTTTCCAACTTCTTGTAAAGAGTGCTGTACTTCGATGGCTTCGTCTTGATGTTCTTTTCCTTGGGGTTGACGAATTCCCATGTCTTTGGATCATCATCTCTCATGTTCTTCCTCTTCTCCAAACGCTTCTTTCGTAGTTCTGCATCACGCTTGCTCAATCCAGAGACATACTTCTTTGGAAGACCCGTACCCTTGTCTTTTGGACTCTGCTTGATCTTTCCCGTCTTTGTCTTGAATTCCTTGCCTTTGGTCGCATCCGCTTCCGCAATCGGAGTTCCCTCCAACTCATCGCCCATGCCAAGAATGTGAACAAACTTGATTGCACCCATCATCAATTTGTTCCATGTGCTGATGTCGATTCCGCCACTCACGATGAACTTGTCCATCAATTTGGTCAGTATCTTGGCTACTTTGTTTTCTTGGGTAAATCGAGTGAGGGTATTTCCTGCACCCAATGCCTTGTATGCCTGATTGATGATTTCCATCTTGACCGTTTCGACTTCCCTCTTGTATTCTTCGGGAGCCAACTTGCCCTTTTTGTTGGCAACGGCAAATATCTTTGATGCAATAACAGGTGTCTTGAGGATGTCAACTGCCGCCTCCTTGGCTTGGCTGATTGCCATGTCCTCGTTCATCTCCTCTTCTTCATCGCCCTTGCGCTTGGAGTTGACATCGGGCTGTGGATAGATTGCATCAGCAGGATCCACCACCATTCCTGTCTTGCTCAAAAACTGCAAACCAATGAGAACCTTCGTTGACATATGGCTGCGATCACCAAGGCTGAACTTGATGTTTGTGTACTTCTTGCCATGGAATTCAATATCCATGAGTACCACCAAACGCTTCTTTTGTCCGATTCCACTCTTAACCGTGATGCGACTGACGATCTTCTTGGTGACCTTCTTGCCGTTGGGCAACTTGAAGGTGACGGTGTGATCTCCGTTATCCTTGATGTCCTCGGCATGGATCATGTTGTAACCGCTGTTGCCGGTGTCAATCTTGGCGGTGTATTCCTCGCCATCGATAACGACCTCCTCACGGACCGCAAGATTCGAGAACAACTTCCAATGTGCCTTGTTCAGAATGTAATCAACAAAATCCTCAACCAACTCCTCACCCTTTACATTGTCCTTGCCCTTGCCGTCCTCGTAGTATCGGTAATAGATGTTGCCGCTGCCCGGTGACGCATTCATTTCAATAATGTAAGGCTTGCCATCGTTGATTACATGGTCGATGCCGACATAGTAGCACTTGCTGACCCTTGCTGCCCGCTCCACCAACTTTATTTCCTCGTCAGAAAGTTGGAAAGACCCGCCCTTGGAACCTCGGGCGATATTGGTTCTGAAATCCTTCGGTGCCTTGTCCCGCTTGGCACATGCGAATATCTTGCCGTTGAGACAGATGCTTCGCACATCGTTCTTGAAGTTCGGCAGGAACTCCTGCATGATGACCTCTGCGCCGTACTTCCACAGGGTCTGCAAGACGGACTTCAGGCTTTCCATGCTTTCGATCTTGGAAACCCCGATTCCCTCTGCGCCCGTGAGCGTCTTCACGATGACGGGGAACTTTCCGCCGATTTCCTTGACTGCCGATTCAATGTTCTCTTCGTTTGCGACAAAGGCAGTTCGTGGATGGGGCAATTCATGCTTCTTGAGAGCAATTGCTGTCTCCAACTTGTTGGCACATAGTTCCATGCCCCCACGCTCATTGATCATGAACACGCCATTGTTCTGCAAGATCGTCATGATTGCAACACCGATGTCGCTGTTCATCACGCCACCACGAACCACGGCAACGGTATCGCCGGGGACAATCGTCACATCCTTGCCTTCTCCGTCATAGTTCTTGATCGTTATCTTGTTGGATGCGACATTCGAAATGTCAACCTGTGCCTTGCTTGTCTTCACCGCATAGAAATTGATCTTGCGCCGCTTGCAGATTTCCTCCATCTTTTCGATGGTGTCGCTCAAATCTTTTTCCGAAGAAGTAACTGCAAGAATGGTGACATTCTCTGTCTCGTCCTTGGCTTCGGGGAAATACTCTTCCTTGAGGTTGAGTCCCTTTCGCACATCCTTGAACAACTTCTTTTTGGTTGCATCGTCCGTACCCGGAACGCCTGCGGAGAAAGACTTGTAATCGTTGTTGAACGCAGCAGCCCGCATCTTTGAAGCGGACATACCGGCAACGCCTGTGGCTGCGTCATCTCTCGCCTCACCGGCAATTACGACCTCAAATGTTTCAAACGAATACTTTCGCTTCTTCGGATCGTTTGATGCAACCTTGCCCTTGTATTCCTTGATCTTGTTGTACTCGGCAAGGTGATCGCTTCCTGTTACGACAACAATGTGCTTGTACCCAAGTTCACACAGGTACAGAACCGTGTCAAATGGATTGATTGACTTGCCAATCGGAAAATTGCCTCTCGGGAAAAACTTCTTGAGATAGGCAATCTTGGTCTTTTGATCCAAGGGATTCTTTTTTGGCTCCTGCGTCTTGGAGACAAAGATGTAGTGATCTGCGTTTCTCTTTGATGCCTCGGACATTACCTTGTCAACGACAGCACCGTGACCAATCGTGGGCGGGTTCATTCTTCCGAATGCAAAGACTGCGGTATCTTTCTTCTTTGCTTCGGTGATATGAGTTGCAAACCTCTCCATCATTGATTGATCTTCCTATTTTGGCGGCTGAAACGAAGACGATTGACCAATTTTGTTACTTTGCCCGAACGAGCGATGACAACCCCCTCGGGGTCTGTCGGACGAATGCCCTCATCGTCCACAAAGAAATGTCCAAACTGTGACAGGGCATAGAACTTGCCAAGAAGTACTTCTTTTGCCTTGGCAATACTATTATGTAGTCCAAACATTTCGTTGAACTGCTTGTCATATGCGCTGATGAAGGAAAGCAACTTTTTCTTGACTTCCTGCTTTCCCTGCTTACCCCGCTCGGTTTTCAACTTATCGATCTCTTTGTCCAACTTGGTTTCGATGCTCAAGGCAAGTCCTTTTGACGAGAACTGCGCCAAGCCACCGTTGATTGTTGCATTCACATATGGAAGAATGTATTCGACCAAATCCTTGTTACTCATCAGCGTTTTGATGAACGGACCGACAGTCTTCGCTTTTGATTCACAATCTTTAATCATGCTCATCAGAGATTGATATTCATTTCCTTTGAGAAGGGCGGGGGTAATGTCGTAGATGTTTGGATCGGTGAACCAGACATCAGGAGTCTTCTTCAGAGAGGATGAATTGAAGTTGAATGAAGAGGCAGAGAGAGCCGCCATGGTCTTTCCGCTGTAGACGGTGTGGAAGGCTATCCCCACCTTCGCAGACGCAACAGAACGCCCTATATCGCTTCCTACAGGGATTGCGTACATGATGGTATTCGGCATGAAGGTGATGTACTCTTTACCATCTATCGTCTGCGTCTTTTTGGAATCGGGGGTGAACATCAGGTCTCCCTGCAAGACTCCCTTGATTCCAATTTTTGGCAAATACTTCAGGCATTGAATCAACTTCGATGCCAGATCAGCATTCGGAACGCCCTTTTTGACTTCTGCTTCGGTGTGAAATGCAACAACAGTCTTGTTGAATGCTCCCTTTGTTGCAACGAAGAACTTGCCGTTGTCGGGGTTTATTCCACACACAATTGCAGGCTTTCCATCCCACTTGGTAGAAATTCCCAAGGAGGTCTCGCCGGTCTTGAGGCTTTGCGCTATGTCCTTTAGAAATGCAATTGACAGTTTTAGCCCTCTTTCACCTTGAAGAATCATAAGATCCTCAATGTGATCAAGGTGCTTGTTCCTGACGGTTTCCTCCGTCAAGGAGGGTATGGCATCTTTAAACGATAGCACAGATATCCTTCCTGCGGGGAGTATTTAGGTGTTTTGTAATAGGCGGGGCGGGGATCGAACCCGCATGAGGGCGATTATAAGTCACCACCTTTTTCCACTTCAGGCACCCGCCTGTGGGTGTCAAGACCAATCATCTAGGGCGGGTTTCTCCCGTGCGCCCGTGCGCCCGTACCCGCCCGTGCGTATGGGCGCACGACCCTCATCGTCCTCGTCTTGGTCTGCTGCGTGGTTTCCTTGGATCAACTGCTGCTCCTCCTCAGCAACATCGAACAACTTCATCTTGGAACGGTCAATTCCAATGACGAATTTGCGATTGGTAGCGACATCGTTGTACCGATTCTTCAACTGCTTCACCATCACTTGACCCAACTCGTCCAACTGCTCGGTTGAGATCAGAGCAAACATGAAATCTGCCGTTGCAGGAAGACCGAATGATTCGGAAGTGTCGGTCAACTCAACATCGGTGTTGGAGAAACCTGATCGATTTGTCTGCGTGGCGGTGAAGATCGGAACACCCATCTCCACAGCCAAACCACGAAGTTCCTCGGCAATCGCCTTGACATATGTGTACGAATTGACATTGCCATTCGCCTTGAAACGGGAAGAAGCACAGATGTTCAGATAGTCGATGAAGACCACATCCGGCTTGAAGTTCTTCTTCAGGCGCAACTCGTCCAACAGGTGTCGGAAGTGATTGACATTGGCAGATGCCGTGGGGTACTCCTTGATGAGCAACTTGCCCGTGATCCCTGCCGTAACCTTTGCAAGCCGCTTGGAATAGATTTCAAGAGGCAACTTCTTCAGATCATCAAGTGAGATGTCCATCAGGTTGGCATCGATGCGCTCTGCGATCCGCTCTTCCGCCATCTCACAGGTGATGTAAAGAACATTCTTGCTTTGTGTAAGGCAGTTGGCTGCATGATGGCACATGAATAGACTCTTGCCCACGCCTGTTCCTGCAAGCACTACATTCAGAGTCTTGTCGGGCACACCACCGTTGGTGATCTTGTTGAAGTAGTCAAGATCAAATGCAGTTTTCTTCTCCACACGGTGATAGAAGTCGTACCGTTCACTAGCATCTTCAATGAAGTCGTGACCGATGTGTTCATCAAAGGATACGCTCAATGCCTTCGTAAGAATCTCGGGAATGGCGTTCTTGGAGCGACCCTTTGCCTTTTTCTCGTCAAGGAGTTCGATTGACTCCATGATGGCATTGTAAACCGCCTTGTCCTTGCAGAACTTCTCGGTCTGGTCGATTAGCCATTGTTCATCGGGATTCTCCTGCCCAACAGAGATAGCCTCCACCAACTTGATGCACTCATCGTATTCCCCCTGCGAAAGACCATCCTGACCATTGAGAATGATGTTCAACGCTTCACGGGTCGGTGCGTTTGAGTACTTCTCAATAAAGTCAGAGATGGTCTTGAACAGCCGCTTTTCGCAGTTGTCGTGGAAATACTCTTCCTTGAGGAAGGGCTGAACTCTGCGGGTATAGTCTGCCCTGTAGAGCAAACTACGCAGAATGACGAGTTCGATTTTATCGTTCATCTAGAGTGTAATCATACACAGCAGCAGACAGATTGCAAGCCATTTTTACCAACTTGCTTGTTAATGCCACTCGTATACCGGAATTCCAGCGGCAGAGAATTTCTGAAGAATGTTTTGTTTTCTTTCCGTGTCTTTCTCATTAATGATATGAAATTCTACGACCAAAGCCTGAATATCGTATTGGTCAGTATCAAGTGATTCAAGAATGTCATACTCTTTTCCCTCACAGTCTAACTTCAACCAAAACGAATGATCGGGATACTCATTCAAAATACTTGACAACGATTTTGTTTCGACCTCGTATTCCTCGGTCTTGTCTGTCACCAGATCAAATTTGGCTCGCACCGCAGTAAGCCAATCTTTGCCGCATATTGTTCCCGCAATATCTGTCGGAGTATCCTCTGTGCGTACAAACTTCGCCACACCATTTTTGGAATCGATTGCAGCCTTGTACAATTTCATGTTTGGTTTGTTTTCTATCTTCGACAATATTGTGGAATGGCAATTCCTGTTAGGTTCAATCAAACAGACTTTCCAGGAATCATCAACACCAAACTTTTTTGACAGATGATCATATCCCTGCATGAGATTGGTTCCAATATCGACAAACACTCGATTCGGATTCAATGATTTTGGTTTATTCTTTGTGTAAACCCAACACATCTCCGTAGCCTCTATCTGATCGATGGGAAACAGTTCTTGTACGGCTTTGATTACTCCGGGGAAACTTGCTGTAAAGTCGTGTCCTGCCAATATACCGCCCATTTTTACCTTTGGAAGCCATGCAGCAATATCTTCCTTCACACACTCATATTCGTGACATGCATCAATGAACACGATATCCAAAGATTCATCCTCGTAGTCTTTGGCTGCTTCTGTCGATTTCTTACGAACAGTCTTTACGACAGAACTTACTGGTGCAATGTTTGCCAGAAACAATGGATAGAGTGTGTTTGTCTTGACATAAGGATCATTACTGTGTTCACCAGAACCTCCCCATGTGTCTACTGCATGGAGTTCGATATTCTTCCCCGAATTGATAATTTCCACACCAAGAAATGCGGTGCTTTTGCCTTTCCAAGAGCCAACTTCAACAATTTTTGAGTTGCTTGGAAGTTTGTTTACAAACCTCTTGTAAAGTTGTGGGTATGTAAACCAGTCTTCTCCGAAATTAGGGAGTTGATAGAAGTGTTCCATGACGAAGTTCCTTTGCTGATGTGAGGTTTTGGTTGTTGACTCTTTTTTGTATTTGTTTGCAAACACCGTCTAGGCTGAAATAATCATTGTAGATTTGTTTTGCACGGTTGACCATATCCTGTTGCTTTTTTTCGCTGTAAGAAAGAAGTATGGTCTTGATATTCGGTATATCTTTTTCTTTAACCAGAACAGCAAACTCATTCCAGTCAAGTTCATCTGCCCAAGGTAAGTAGTGATCATCTGAAAGGTATACCGGAATTGCTCCCATTTGCATAACCTCGTACATACGGAAACTTGTTTTCCCATATCCCCTAGGACAAAGAGCAAATACGCTCCTCTTCGTGATTCTCTTGAATAGATTAAGTGATGCTTCGCCCACATTCATCGCCCACTCACGATGAATAATTGCAAAATCATCATCATTCTCAAATTGCTGAATCATCTTTTTACGAATAGGGTGAGTATCTGACCCAACAAAAGAACAAAGTAACTCTTTCTCAACAGAGATGTCTTCATTTGGAAGAACGATTGGTGAGCATATCAGGGGAATTGGAATGATGTTGCCCCGAGTTGCATTTCCTCCAGCAGAAAAAATCATGGTATCCTTCGGCAAAAAATGCCTTTGTGGTGCATCATCGTGTTGACATACCGTGAAATAACTACCATCTCTAGGTAGACGATTGAGTACTGCTTGGACATCGATGTTTGTTCCATCATTGTACAGAGTAGTCCATGAAACTCCGATGTATTGGCGATTGAACGATTTTCCTTCAGCAAACTTATGAAAGTAGTCTTCTAGAGGGAGAGTTGCATTGTATGGCGGATACACACCATATCTTGGGGGCCAAGGTCGAAGCAAATCGGAAATCGGATTACTTGTCTGAACCATTGCTGCGTTCTTGAATCTCTCCAACATCTCCATTTTGTTTTCATTCCCAACAGTAAAATTGCCGTGCCACATGAATTGCTTCTTCATGAGGTCTTTGTTCTTTTCAATGATGTCATTGTTTGGTTCCCACAGAACACCCGGCTGTATGTGGTTCATGTTTCCAAACCCATTTGTCGCATCAATTAGTGTTATCTTCGGTCTCTCTACATTTTGAAAATGATTCGACCCATACAGTTCATTGAATGCAACCTGATCGTGAAAGTCCATTTTTCTTGATGCATTAATTGGCAGTTCCATGTAATCCATTACTGCCTGAAGATAGTCTGCATTTTTCTTGGAAGGGACTATGACCATGAATCCACAACAGACTGCTCTCCAGTCTCTCTGACAAAGCATATCTGATCCTGATCTTCGCAGCAGTTCGAACAAAATAGGAACAGGATTCAGTAAAGGATTGAATCGAACATCAACATCCGAGTATATGAAGGGGTCTTTCTCTGTTTTTGTGTAATGAATTACCGTGCGAAGTTTGTCTTTCATCGCATCAAGAAAATGTTCTGTATCATATCTACCATTCCCATGCTGCTTTGTTCTCTCGACAATCGGAGTCAAAGTAGTTGGAATTGATGGGAGAAAGTGCGTTTCCAGCAATTGATTGTGCGACTCGGAGCATACTGTAATTAGTTTCATTGCAATCGTCCTTATTTGTTTCTTTCGATCCAATCCTCAAGCCTAACTTTGGCTGTCCAATTCAAGTGTTCTTTTGCTTTGTTCGCATTTGCCAAAGTAATCCTAGATTCGCCCAATCGTGCAGGAATGTTTACAGTATGTCCCCCCATCAAATGAGCAATTTCATTGATTGAGTGATTTGTTCCTGTTCCGATGTTGTAAATCTGCCCCCACTCCCAAGACTCGGAGGGATTGAATTCAGCGGCGAGAACATTTGCACGAACAACATCGCTTACATGAGTAAAATCTCTTCTCTGTTCACCATCTCCTACGATTGTCATTGCCTCCCCTGCCGCCCGCTGACGCAAGAAAATTCCAATAACCGGAGCATATTGTCCTCTAAGTGGCTGTCTTTCTCCATATACATTGAAGTATCGGAATATAAGCGTTTGCAGTCCGTAGAGTTTGGAGTACATTTTGCATAGTTCCTCTCCTCCCGTTTTTGTTACGGAGTACGGATTCAGACAGTCGTTTGGCATCGTTTCGACCAACGGTGGCTCATTACTTAAACCGTATGCCGATGATGTGGATGAATAAATGACCCTCTTTACCCGGCACACACGGGCGCATTGGAGTACGCTTGCAGTACCGAGCATATTTGCTTCAACTGCTTTTAGAGGATCGACAATGCAAGGCTGAATCCGAGCCTCTGCTGCAAGATGAAATACTACATCAATCCCCTCGTAGAGTTTGCGTACCATTTCATAGTCATTGATATTGTATTTGTGGTTCTTTGCTTTCGGATTCCAATAGAATTGATCATGGGCATCCGAGGACTCATTGTCTATGACGGTTACATCATGCCCATCATTGATCAACGAATCAACCAAATTAGAACCAATAAATCCTGCACCACCAGTAACCAAATATCTCATAGTGTATACCTCACTCCTTTGTGCGGAGTATTTAGTCGGTCTTGCTCAACCAAGATACAGGATAATCAGTACACACGCCACGAATTTCTTTTAAGGTGGAGTGTTTTTCTGCGTCCCATTTCTCAAGAGCAACCAAGATACAGTCTTTCATGGGATTGTTCGGATACGCCCAAACTACACCTTTGCTTGTGATCGTCCATTTGTCTGTTTCGTGCCAGAAACAATGAAGCCCACCATGAAGCAGCCGCTCAAATGCATCACGATTCTTCGCATGACACCATAGCGGATTTTCTCGCAGCCACGAAAGTGTGGTTTTATATTGTGGGAAATCGTGTCCAAGGAAAAATGATCCATCCTGAAACCAAACATCCACCTCAACACGAAACCCAAAATCTACAGCATTTTGAATGTACTCTGGGGAATTCTCCTTTTCGGGAATTCGACCTTCCGTGTTTCCTCTATGCGAGATGACCAACAATTTGCTCATGTTGTTGATAGATATGCATTAAGGTCTTCAGGAGTTCCAATTCCGTGCATACGGTGGACGAAGAAAGGAATCAAAGTTCCTCCGTTCTGAATCATTTCGTTGTACACAGGAGCAATGTAGAATTCGTTGTTGACACGAATGTTCTTTTCGATCATTTTTTTCGCACATGCAACAAAATCGGAACCACGGCGATACCAATAAATTCCGCATGTTGCGATGTCCGAGATCGGCTTCTTTTCCGCAACCTCAATAACAATTCCCCTTGAATTGGTTTTCACGAAAGACCACTTCGGATGAACTGCATTGAATGCAAATACGATTCCGTCAACATTAGTCATGTTTCTCAATGAGTTGAAGTTCTGCGGACTGTATTCGATGATTTGGTCGGAGTTGGCGATCAGAAGATCGTCATCGTTATTGATGTATTTTTCAGCCAGTAGAGCGGTACATGCAGCACCCTCTGTAAGGCTATCAACTGTGACAATCTTTGATTTGCCATTGGTTATTCTCTCAAGAGTGGACGGAAGACCTTGATACTTTTCCAAGTGTTCTTTTCTAACTAGAAAGATGTACTCTGCATCAAAATCAAGATTCTCAACAACTGCTTGAATCATTGGTTTGCCCCGCACATCTATTAAAGGTTTCGGAAAAGTATATCCCTCTTTCGCAAACCTACTCCCCTCTCCTGCCATTGGTATGAGTATCTTCATGATTAGTCCTCTGAAATAAATGAAACGAAGTTGACTTTGTTCACATAAGATGGGTCGGGGACAACCCAAAGGTTTGAAACAACACTTGATTTTGCTGCCTCAATACCTTTCGGAGAGTCTTCGACACACACGCAAAACTTTGGGTCAATTCCTAATTTTTCTACTGCAATGTTATAGCATTCGGGACTTGGTTTGTTATTCTTCACCATTTCGTTCGAAACAAGAAGGTCAATGTACTCTAATTGTCCTGTATGTCGCAACATCTCTGTCGCCGTTTCTTTTATTGAGTTGGTCACACAAGCGATCTTAATACCCTTTGATTTCAGATGCTTGTGCAATTCCAATTTCTCTGGCATCACCTTGGCGGTTTTTCGTATGGTTGATAGGGTGTGTTCTTGTTTTGCAGAATTGATCTTTTCCGCCAGTCCTTCAGGAATGCCCAACATCTTTAACTTTACCTTTGTTGGCAGACCATTGTATTTTGATAGATGATCATCTCTTGAAATTGCCAAATATCCTGCATCAACTAGAGCATGATTTAGGGCATGATAGTGCCAGTCACAAGCATCTACCAAAACCCCATCAAGATCGAAAAGAACGGCATCAACTTTCATGTTACTTTCCCTTTATTTGGGGGCGGAACAAAGTTGGATGATGGATATCATCGTAATAGTACAATCTTCCGCTCATGGCAAAAATGTCATTTCTTGATCCTTCGGGAAGTTTCCATGCACCGGGCCATCTTGATGTATTGCTATCGTAGTTTCCTTCAACCATTACACCGACCTTTAGACCTCTTTCGGTTAGTGGGTTGTAGATGTCGTGAAAAGTTCTTTCCCTTTTTTCCCATGTATTTTTTTCGTTGTATTCTTTGTTGTTGTTTCTGATATCCAAAACGGAATCAATGAACTTGTCAAACACCTTGTTTTCTGAATCGTTGTTAATCCAATGCATAATATCACATGATCGATTCGGTGTTGTTTGAACATCGAAAAATGGGATGATTACATCCTCATTTCTTCCGTTTACGAATTCTGTAATTTTCTTCTTGTACAGGATGTCAAATCGGGTGATAAAGATGCAGTCATAATGATCTTGCTTCCTTAGCATGGTTAAGCCCGTCAGCATGTTTGTAGACTGCGCCAAGTCTCCTTCATTCATCGACAACCAAAATTGCCTAGGAGACAGTTCTGCACAAAGTTGTGCTATGTTGTCATTGTTTGATGGCACCATGTAGACATCAACTTCATATTGATCTTTCAGCGGCGCAAGAACATTTTCCTTGAAGGACTGAACTCCACCAAGCAATGCATCAAAGTAAATGGGATCGTATGGATCCGTCCGTGTTCTTTTTGAGTGACCACGCAGTAAAATTGCACACTTTTTCTTGCTCATTCTTTATCGCTCCTTGCTAATGCGGAACCAACTACTTGATGCATGTCATAGTACTTATAGTCTGCCAAACGACCGCCAAAAATGTGGCGTGAAGAATCTATCCGTTGCTTGTACTGTTGATACATTTCGTTATTTTTTTCGTCATTGACTGGATAGAACTTCTCTTTGTTTGAATCCCAATTCTGTGGATATTCCTTAGTAACAACCGTGTGAGATTGTCTTCCGAATTCAAAGTGTTTGTGTTCGCATGTTCTTGTGTACGGCGTTGCTTCTTCGGTATAGTTGACGATGGCGTTTCCCTGATAGTCTTCCACATCATGCGTTTCATGCTCAAAGCGAAGGCTGCGCCACTCCAGTCTGCCGTTGTCGCATCCGAAGAATTCGTCAATTGGTCCCGTATAGACGATCTTTTTAGCCTTCCGTTCAAGATGCTCTCTATCTTTCATGTAATCAACGCCCTCTTCATGGTCAATCCCTTGCAGCAACTTCTCGAATATTGCGGTATAGCCGCCGATGGGAATTCCCTGATACTTGTCCTCGTAATAATTGTCATCAAAGGTCATGCGTATTGGCAATCTCTTGATGATGAATGATGGCAAGTCCTTTGGATCACGACCCCATTGCTTCTTCGTGTATCCGTAGACGAACTTCTGGTATATTTCTTCACCGACTTGCGAAAGCACCCATTCCTCAAGGTTTTTCGGATTTGAAATCGGAACCTTGACCTCTTGCAACTTTCGGTGCGCCTCTGCGGGGGTTTTGACACCCCATAGTTGGTAGAGTGTGAAGAGGTTGATGGGAAACGAATACAACTTGTCTCCGTAAAGAACTTTTGGACGATTGACATAGTGATTGAACTTTGTCCATCGGTTCATGTAATTCCAAACGGTGTCGCTGTTAGTATGGAAGATGTGCGGTCCATACTCATGGACATTGATCCCACCCACATTTCGGGTATAGCAGTTTCCCCCGATATGGCTCCTCTTGTCAACCACAAGACACTTCGCACCCCTGTCCGTCATTTGACGGGCAAAGATGGAGCCAAACAATCCTGATCCGATAATCAAATAGTCGTACAAGTCACTCTCCTAGCATCATGATGATGTCTTGGTATCTCTTAACAGCATTGCTTCTTCGAAGATTTGCTTTCGCAAAAGCAAGTGCGTTTGCGGCGATTGTATCACATACCTGTGGATTTTCACTAGCCCAGTCTAGTTTTTCGTTCAGATCGCTGAAATCTTCTTTGACAGGAATGTAGTGAACAAATGGTTTTGTTTCAAAGAACCAATACTCATGCCATTCTCTGTCTTGATAAAACAGGGGTCTCCCGCTATGCATCAGTAACTTGGTTCTTCCTGAATAACCATTTCCTTGTATATCAATGAGATACTTGTAATCACAATGTTCTGGCAAAGAAATGTACTTCTTTTCAGCAGTCTTCATTGTCCCGTCCGTTCCGTGCCAATTTCCAGAATCAATTGCGTACACATCGGATCTACTCTTGGTTACATCCAAAAACAAATTCCTTGTTGAATGAGTTGCAGCATTTCCGATCCAAAAAAGACGAGAGTCCTTTGGCTCTTGTAAAGAGGCAGAATTCATTTCATTACAAACAGAATCATAATCTGATATCCCGCATTCCTTCCACGCATGGAAAACATGGCAGGGTATGGTTCTTGGATTGTACTGCTTTGCACTATAGGAGAAAGGATACATGCTTCTGTCCCCCAAGTAGAAAAGAACCGAAAAAGGATTCAGCCTGTCAAGTGTTTCTCTAGGTATTGAATTGTAAGCATCCTGAATTAGTGCAATTGTGCTTTTTCCACGACTTTCGTAACAGCCATTCTCTTCAAAGTTTAGAAACGATCCATCAAATTCTACTCGTATTGTTTCTCTCATTGTGAATCCGTCCACTCAATTGAATATGTCGTGAAATTCATTTCTGCCCATTTGAATCCAACACGGACTTCTTGCTCTTTGAGTTCGTCCCAAGGAGATCCAAACTTTTCGTATATCTTTGTATCCCCTCCACCAAGAGGTCTCAAATGACAAAAGTTAACGCAATCGATCACACCAATCTTTCCGCCAAACTTACTTGCACCATTACCAACATGAAACTTCTTGTTCCACACACCTTCTAACCCCCACCCATGACCATATTTCGAATTTCTAATGTCTTCGATAGTTTCTTTGAAAAGTCTTTTGCTGAAACATGGCATCATTATTTCAACCATATTTGTCAGGTGGTATTTTGCGTTCTTCACTTTTACTGTTGGCATAAAAGTATATGTGCTTCCTGAACACAGCCCTGCCTGCGAGAGATCAAAGTTTTCGCTACGGCATACATCAAACAGTTTTTCTATTTCTATCGGGCTGGTTGAGATATCATCGTCCATCAAAAGCACATAGTCATAGTTCTCAACTACGGAAGGATTCTGATCAATGAATTTTGTCATCAATTTGAACTTCATCCCATTCTCATTCATCACAAACTTTGCGTTTTGACTGTTTCTGTCAGAAAAAACAAATGGGGTTGCGTAGTTCATGATACAAAGATCAAATCCATGATCTCGGTGATCCTGTTCCCACTTTTGATGCTCTGAATTCTTCCCTGCGGGAATAATAACCAAATTCTTCATGCAGAAACCTCTACCCTCTTTGCGGCAAGGATTGCTGCCCGAAGTCTTTCGGGACCATCAGGCTTTGCATATGCCAGGGACTTCTTGTAGTTTTCCTCAACATAAGGAAGCATTTGCATGTAGGTCTCTTCGGTCAGAGAGTTGACCTTTTTGAACAGGTCTTCGATATCGTTGACAATAACCATCCCACGGACATCAAAGTAATCCCCGATGTTCGGGCATCCCCAATAGATGGGAACCGTCTTGGTTACAAGGCAATCAAGAACCTTTTCGGTGAAATAGTTTCTCTGCTGCGTGTTCTCTGGACAGATGGAGAACATGCTGTAGAAGAGTTCTACTTTTTCGTTCTGCCCATCAGTCCTTGTGGGAATCATTCGGTTCGGATCAACCGGTCGCATTCTGCTCGACCAGAACCTCTTTGGCAGGGCATAAATCCTATGCTGATTTGCCCAAAGAGTGTGGCGAATCTGATAGCCGGGAAGATAGTTGTTCGCCGTGCAAAGAAAAGAAACGCTGAAGTCCTTGCGATCAGGAAGCCACGGATGAACCCATGTGCTTCCTCCAACCAACAATTTTGCATTTGGCAACTTTGCTAGTTCATCATCAAGGGTAAGAATCAAATCAAAACGATTTGCATATTGACGAATCGTTTCAACAGATTCACAAGAAGAGCGAGGCTCCCATGTGTCCACATAAACTCTGTAATTTTGGGTGGGCGACAAATTGCTCATGAACTTGTGGGCATGAACCTCACATGGAAAAGGCAAATCAATATTCAACCAATCCGGTCCAATCGCTCTCATATCGACACCGTGTACTTTCTGGCTGTAAAGCCCAAGGGTTGCTCTGCAATCAGCGTGTACTGTAATGTGTTCAAACCATCCTCACGATGGTTTTTCTGCCCCGCCTTTTGCTGTTGAAGTTTTTCGATGTTCTTCATGTAATCCTGCTGCGTCAGCGTTTGCTTTTCGTGAGCAAGGCTGTTGTACCTGTTCGGTCTTCGTTCAAAGCCCGTTCCCTCACGCTCACAGCGGTTGTACATGTCATCATCCTCTGCCCCCCATCCCCAATACTCATTGCTGTATCCGTTCACCTTGATGAAGTCTTCCTTGGTGAACATCGATACGCCACCAAAGATGGTTTCATACGGCAGTTGATAATTGAACTGCGAACAGTATGCCGACATATGAGTGGGGCATTTCGGATAAGAGTAGTCTGCTGACTCGGGAATGAGATCAACATCATGGAAAACAAAGTAATCGCAATCGTTCTTTGCGATGTCGTATCCAACATTCATCAACTTTGCACGATTGAAAAGTTTCTCATGCTTGTGCTGTTCGACAATCACGATCCTGTGGTCGATCTCCTGATTCGTCAAGAAGTTGAACATGAATGGAACAAAAAACCGCATATGCGGTTCTCTGTCACGATAAGGAACTACCACGGCAAGTTTATGCGCCATTGCCCTCTCCCTTTTCATCCTCATCGTCAACGACAAATTCAACCATGTCGGTTCCAGAATAGTCCGCAGCATATTGCTTTGCACGAAGGAACAGTTTGGGATCGACATCCCGCACATAATTCACGAAGTGATGAGCAAACTTGTGAAGAGCATTCTCAATTGCTTCCTTTTGCTCCACAGTCAACTCTTCCTCATGCTCATCCCCGTAATCACGGTCATCATCTTCCTGTTCGGGAAGGGGGATGTCGCACTCCTCTGCCATTTCATTGAGTGTGCAGCGAAACACCATGCCGGGAGTGGATTCTCCTAGGTAGCCGCCCAACATATTTACCTCAATCCACTCAACAGCCTCATCCTCCTCCATTCCGTCCCGATCCATGAGGATGTTCATGCACTTGTTGTAATCGTAGAGTGCAACGGGTGCGGAGTGCCCATACCTTCGGAGCATACCGATGTATGCCTTTTCAAACCCATCAAAAAGAAGGGGCTTCGGATCATTCTCCGGCGACATCTTCCGCCTCCTCGTCCTGACCGTACTTGAACTCCTTGGCAGCAGCATCCTCAAGTGCCTTGATCACATCCTCGGTGAACCACTTCTCGGGGTTCTTGTTGATCTTGGACTCAAACTCCGACTTGCCATCGGGGAACTGCACCTTGTTCGATACCTTCTTGAACACGCCGTGCTTAATCCCAAGTTCGATGAGACCGTAGTAACGATCAAGTCCGCTGTCGAAGTTCAGCAGCACATCGACCACACGATTCTCCTTGGTCATGCGGCTCTTGTATGCCTTGCAATGGATGATGTTTCCTACGATCTGTCCATCACCGTCCTTATGCTTCTTCTTGGACAGGTAGATGATCGTGGTTGCAGCATACTTGAGACCGCTGCCGCCACCCATTTCCTTGGTCGGTACATAGGCACCCACGACATCGTAGGTGTGGTTCGTGACGATCATCGGAATGTTGTGCTTGCCCAACTTGAGGGTTACGGTGCGGAACACAGACTTGATGACCTGACTGCGAGTCATGTCTCGGACTTCCTTGCCCTCGGTGCTGTCGTTCATCTCCTTGGAGGTCGAAAGCATTCCAAGTGAGTCAAGCACGATCATCATCGGCTTCTGATCCGACTTGTCCAACTTGCCATAGTTGTCGAGAATCTGAAGAACCTGATGGCGGAATTGCTCCACCGTGGACACGGGAAATACTGCAACACGGTTCTTGTCAAGCCCACGATCAGAGATCATGCTGCTTGTCACAGCCTGCTCCGAGTCGAAGTAAAGAATTGCACCCTCCTTATTGTCCTTGAGGAACTGTGCAGCAATACCAAGCGCAAAGTAAGTCTTGCCTGTGGCAGACTCACCCGCAATACCTAGAATCTTGTTGTCGGGGATTCCACCCTTCAGGCTACCAGAAACGAGTGCGTTGAAGGAGTATGAGCCGGTGTCGATGAAACCGGAGACATCTGCCTCCAATCCATCGTTTGCAATAGATGCGAATTCGTTACCGCTGCTCTTGACGAGTGTCTTCAGAAAGTTCATTGGGTATACCTCACTAGAATGATTTAGGTGATCTTACACCAAGCCATCGGGCTTGTCAAAAGGATCCGACCCGTATTTGCACACCTTCTCAAAGGTTTCATACGAGTATCCATTGTCTTTCAGCGCATTAAGAATCTGTTCCAACTCCCCGTGCGTGATGTGCGCCCGTGCGTGTGTGCCCGTGTGCGGGGGTGCGCCCGCAGGACGAACATCGTGGAGAACAATACTGATTCCATGGTTTGCCTCTGCGCCTTCACGGAGTTTTGTCATGACTGCCTCCATGTCGCCGTTTCGAATCAATGTCTCTGTAGGAGTTTCCTGTTTTTCCAATCTGCTTGGATTGAAATACATTCTCTCACCCGCATAGAAATGGCTCTCGTTGCCGGGACGGACATAACAGAACATGGGATTGACAGCGGAGTAAAGAGTCTCGTCAAAGCGAGAATATGGAAACGCAAAGTGAGTTGGCTTGAATCCCGCTCCTGCCATTTCTTCCATGGCAGGAATAACTTCGTCATCGATGTATCTGTCAATGTTGAACTTGCGTGAATAGTTCATTGCGTCTTTATGACTCTTGCTGTGGCATCCAATAATGTGACCATCATCACGAAGTTCCTTCAGCATCTGCAACTCGCTGACCTCCAACAGATGAAATGAATCCACATAGAATGCAGCCTTGGCTTCGTACTTCGTCAGCAGTTGGCGGCAAGAGTACCAATTCGAAACCGAGTGATCATCAAAGCACAGATGAACATGCGGATACTTAATCGGTTCTTTTACGAATGATTCGAATCTCTTCGCCATTGACGGTATTTAGGGTTCAGCACCATGACTGAAGCACAGATGAAGATGTAAACAATTACAAGGAATACTCCTACATGGAGCAATGATTCAAGCATTCTCATGAGAACAATCCTTCCAATGAACTTTCTTCCCTGACAGACCAACCGATGCAGCCAAGGATAGTTGACAGGGGTTCGATAAATGACTTCTCAAACTGCGTTTCGTGGTCGATGAACTTGTCCAAACCAAACTCGTCTGGAAAGGCAGCAGGAAATGAAATGACCTTTTCACGAACGGGGTTCGGTTCTTTCAGGGCAACGAACTTGATCTTTTCTCCGTTGCGTACAAGCGGGTACTTCTTGGTCAGCCCCTTCTTCTTGACCCAATAGTTGTAGACCAATGCACCCTTTACATGGATCGGGGTGCCCTTCTTGTAGATGCTGGCAGCGTCCGCATAATCATCCATTCCATTGCAGCCACGGGGAAAGGCGATGTCGTACACGGGAAGCCCTAGGAACTCGCTGTGGCACCTCTCAACGAAAGAGTGCAATGCCCCCTCGTCAGCGGTCAGGATCAACTTGATCGCCTCCTTGAGCCTTGTACGGACGATCTGCGGGGTCGATGAACGGGCGGTTTCGATGCCCATAATCTTGAGATCGGGATCGTCCATATAAACATTGTCTTCCCCAAGGTGGACGGCAAGCATGTACCGCTTCTTGGCGGTGAATACTCCCTTTGATGCAATTGCCTCCCGCTTCATGGACATTCGATTGCCATATGCATTCATGCGGACTGCCAACTGCTCGTACCACTTGTTGATCTTCGGGGAGATCACCTCGTTGCAGAACTTGTCCACAAGGAGCGTGGTCTTCTTGGTGTCGCCTTTCGGCAAAGCCTTGGCGACCAATGGACCGAGCCGCAGATACACCGAGTCGGTGTCCACGGCAATCACGAAGTCCTCGCCCTCGGTGTCGCAAGCCTTGTTCAGAAAGCGGTTCAGGTTCTCCTCTGCCCAACGAATGGACAACTGCCCTGATACCGTGATCGCCTCTGCCATGCTCAAGTTGTAGTAACGGCAGTATTGGTTTCCCAACGCACCGAATGCGCTGTTCAACTGCACCTTACGCACCAACTGAAAGTTGTGGTACTTGGAGACTTCTTTCTTCTTGGAGGCAACCTGATCGGGGCTAGCCTTGCCGCCCTCCGTCTTGATCCACCCCTTCGCCTCAAGCATTCGCTTCTTGTATTCCTTGCGCTGTGCATACATGGTATCCATGAGTTCGGGCAAGAAGCCATGAATGTCACGCCGATACATCGTTCCGTTGGCGGCAACACACAGATTCTTCTCCTTCGCCATGGACAGGAATCCCTCAAAAGAAGGATCGCTACCGGGATTGAGCAGAGCGTCCATGCTGATCGATGGCAACCGTTCCGAAACGATGGTCTCGGGACTCAAGTTGTACTGCATGATCAGGTGTGGGTAAAGCGAGTCCAAGTCGAAGGAAACCACCCAATCATGACCGCCGATGATGGGAGACTTGACATATGCACCTTCGAATTGGTTGTCCTTGTCGTTGCCCGTCTTCGGCGGGATGGTGATCTTCTTGGTTCGCAGATGGTTGTAGATGATGCTGTCCCACATTCGCACCTGTGAGAAGACATCCCCGAAGTTTCCCCGTGCGCTGTAGGCAAGTGCCTGTGCAAGTTCGATCAGGCGCAACTTGTCCTCCAATTGCGAAACGATCATGGTGTCCTTGATGTTGTACTCCACGAATCGCTGAAAATCCTGCTGATACAGGTTCGTAAGCGTACCGACATCGGAATAGTCGATTTTGCCCTCGCCCAACTCAACCATGGCAATGTGCTGCAACTTGTAGGACTCACGGGTGACAAAGGTGAACTTGCGGTACAAATCCATGTAATCAAGGATGCTGATCCCCGCAAAGTCATACACCCAATTCTGCCGCTCCATGATGACAACCTTGCGATTGCGTACTTCACGCCATGGAGACAGACGCTTGGCTTCCTTCTCGCCCATGAGTTTTTCAATACGGCGGTACAGGTACGGCATGTCGAACATGTTGACATTCCACCCCGTGATGATGTCAGGATCAAGTTCCTCCCATGCCTCAAGGAAGTGTCGCAGCATGGCGGCTTCGTCTTCAAACGAATAACAATTCACGCCTTCAACCTTGAACTCCCCCAAGCCGAAAGAGAATGTCTTCCCGCCCATGTGCAGGGTGATGGCATTGATGCGCTCGGTGGGAGTGTCAGGGGAAGCAAAGCCGTCCTCACTCTCAACTTCGATGTCGATGTACATGATGCGGATCAGGGAAGAGTCGTACTCCAACTCCCCCTCGCTTCCGTAGTTCTCCGCAATGAACTGATACTGCGCTTCGATGTCGCCGTAGACCTTGAACCCCTCAACATCGGAGTACTTCTTCATGAACTCCCATGCCTCGTAGGTGTTCTCGAAATCAACGGGATCGACAGTCAAGCCATCGATGGTCTTCCACGAAGTCGGCTTCGGCTTCTTGGTGGGAACATAGAGGGTTGGGCGGAATGTCAGGGACTCATGCACACGGGAGCCGTTCTTGTCGTAGCCACGGTGCTGAATGCGACTGCCCTTTTGATTTACGGATGTATAGAACGGCTTCATGCAAGGATGTCCTTGAGGGTTTGCGGTGCTTCTTCGGAGATTCTACTCTCTGCAAGGCAGACATAATCGGAATTCAACTCGGTTCCCACAAAGTTTCTTTGATTGTTCAGGGCAACCACGGCAGTAGTCCCGCTGCCCGTAAATGGATCAAACACAACGCCGCCAACGGGACATCCTGCCAAGACACACGGCTCAATCAATTCCTTTGGAAAGGTTGCGAAGTGCGCTCCTTTGTATCCTTTTACATTCACCGTCCAAACTGATCTGCGGTTTCTTTTTTCCGAATTGCCCACAGCCTTCATGTTGCCATTCGTCTTTCCGGGCACTCGGGTGCTTCCGATTTGATTCGGCAAGTTTTTTTGAGCCAATCGACTTACCGTGCTTTGAGCAACAGGCTCCTTAACAGCATCAAAGTCATAGTAATACTTTGGGTTCTTCGTCAGTAGAAAGATGTACTCATGAGCCTTGGTGCAACGATCCTCAACGCTTTCAGGCATGGGGTTTGGCTTGTGCCAAATGATGTCCTGCCGCAGATACCAACCATCCTGCTGCAATGCAAGTGCAACTCGCCATGGAATCCCCATCAAGTCCTTGGATTTGATCCCGTATTCTCCACCACGAAATGCCTTGCGATCTTCATACCTTTCATGGTTGTTTGTGTGCAAATGCTTCTTGCCTTTATTGTGTTCTTTCTGCAACCATGAATTAATGTAACAGCCATTGCTTGCATAAGAGTCGCCAAGGTTCAGCCACAGCGTTCCATCGTCACGCAGAATGCGGTAAACCTCACGGAAGACATCGACTATCTTTCGGACATACTCTTCAGGGGAAGACTCGCATCCAATTTCAGCCGTACCCCCTTTGTAATCACGGAGACCAAAATACGGCGGCGATGTAATGCAAGTATTGACGCAACCATCGGGCAGCGTCTTCATCATTTGAATGCAATCGCCGTGAAGTATTCTATGACTCACCGTCATGAAAACAATCCTTCAAGGGTCGGTTTCACCTCTTCCCCGATTCGCCCTTCGGCAATCTTAATGTACTCGGGATTGAGTTCCGTGCCAATGAAGTTTCGTCCGTTGTTCAGGGCAACTACCGCCGTGGTTCCGCTTCCCGTGAAGGGATCGAACACCGTGCCGTCCTTGGGGCATCCTGCCAAGACGCACGGAAGAATCAAGTCCTTCGGGAAGGTGGCAAAGTGCGCCCCACGATACGGCTTGGTGGTCACGCTCCAAACGGAACGCTTGTTCTTTCCACGCTCGGCAAAGTTGCCGTTCTTCAGACCGCCATGCGGCTCCAAGCCGAACTCGGTGTCCTCTGCGGTGTACTTGCCGTTGGTTCGATCCCGTGTACCCCAATCCTTGGCGGGTTCCTTGATTGCCTCAAAGTCATAATAGTACCGTGGCTTCTTGGACAGAAGGAAGATGTATTCGTGTGCCTTGGTGCAACGATCTTCCACGCTCTCGGGCATCGGGTTTGGCTTGTGCCAAATGATATCCTGACGGAGATACCAACCGTCCGCTTGCAGGGCAAATGCCACTCGCCACGGAATGCCGATCAAGTCCTTCTGCTTCAATCCCTTCTGTGGCTGTCGATTCGATGGAACGAAGTCGGTCGGCATGTCACGGTGGTTTCCGTTTGCAACCGTCTGTGGGGGCGGGACGCAGTTGGCAGACATGTAGGAGTCGCCAAGGTTCAGCCACAGGGTTCCATCATCACGAAGAATGCGATGAACGCCACGGAAGACCTCCACCATCTTCTCAACGAATCCGTCCACGGTTGCTTCCTGTCCGATCTCGTCCTCGCCACCACCATAGTTACGCAAGCCGAAATACGGCGGCGAAGTGACACAGGTGTTGATGCAGCCTTCAGGCAGCGTCTTCATTCCCTTGATGCAGTCACCCAAAATAATCTTATGCGTTGGCATCAGTTCTCTCCGTTGCATGAATCCAGTCTTGATGAATCAGATCGCAAGACTGATATCCTACACGGGTTGTGTTCTTTGTCAAGTCCCAAAGAACCCGATCACCGATTCGAATGTCTTCGCTCACCTTGTTGCCGATGGCGACAACCACGCTCCAAATGTTTGGATTGGTAATCTTCTCTTTGTAGATGATTCCCGACTCGGTTTTCTTTTCAGCACCAAGTCCTTCAGTCTTTACCGCAATCCATTTGCCGACAGGTGTTATCTTCTTCATTCGATATCCCCATAACCCATGCCACGAACGAAGAAATGCTCTTCGTGCTGCTCAAAGTCAAAGCACTCCCGAGCATAGTCAAGGATGATCTGCTTGTCAAACTTGTTGCAGGAGTATACATCAAGCGTGATGAAACGCTTGGGTTCGATTGAGTGAATCTGAATGCCGCTTTCGATCAGCGGAACCCAACCGCTCACGCCAGCCTTCGCAGGATACAGTTCCTTCCCGTTCTGTGTTGGTCCGTGAATCACGACAGGCTGACTCATGCGGGTCATGCCGATCTTGTCCACCACTCTCTCAAGAAAGCGGTAGTGTAGTTCTAGGTCATCTGCCGATCCAATACGGCAGCGATACATGTCCAAGTAGTAAGAGTATCCGAATGGTTTGCTCATGTGAATAAATCCTCCAATGTCGCTTTCTGTGGTAGGGCGGGCAGTTTTTTGTTCTTCAAGTCGATCTCTTCCTCGTTCAGCCCAATCGCATTTGCAAGTTGCTTCACGAAGTCCTCTGCTCTTTCGGGACTGATTCGCTCATAATACAACTTGTAGTGGTCATATGCAAGATCAATCGCTTCAGGAAGGAGTTTATCTCGTTTTGAAGAATTGTCAGTCCCATCAAGTATTCTCAAGTTGATCGGATGATGGATGCCACCATGAACAATCGGGAAAATGTGATCTATATGATAGATTCGCCCTGTCTCTTTTTGAAGTTGCTTTCGTGTTTTCTCTAGCAAAAGAACTGCTTGTTTTTCTTTGGCTGTAAGAGGCACCAAACTTTTGGTTTTCCGATATAACTTAACTCTCCACAACTCCGCTGCCTTTTCAGGATTGTTCTTATACCAGTCTCTTCTCCACTTGTTTTTCCAATCCTTCCATTTTTTTGGATCCTTTGATTCGTATTTCTTCTGATACCTCTTGACACGATCCCTGTTTTCTTTTTGCCATCTTCTGTGATTTTCTCGCATCTGTTCACGATGAGACTCTACCCATGCTTTTGCTTGTGCAATTTTTTTCTCTCTATTAGCAAGGTATCTTGCCTTGGCAGCAGACTTCTTTTTTTCGGGATCTTTGTATGGCATACATCCACCACATCTACTTGCTCAATTCCTTTTTCACCTTTGCCCAATATTTCAGAGTTGCTGACTTCTTGTGTCCCTTTGGTCCACCGTTATGAATTCTTGCCAGTTGCTCAAGAGTCGAATCGGAGGTTCCGTATCTGCGGAGGTAAGCCCGTACAACTCGTCTGGCGTAGTCAGGATTGAAGCAGTCCTCGTACTTTCCACCGAGAGACTTGTCGAATTCGACCGCATCCTCCCAATAGCATCGGTGAATTTGGAGAATGCCGATTGCTCTGCCTCCGTCCCCAACAGCCTTCGGGTCACCTTTCGACTCCACCCTAACCAAGGCAGGGATGATCTTGTCGAGGGTTGCATCGGACACTTCTCCTGCATTAACCGTTTGTGGGAGCAGGAGGATCAGACTCAATAGGCTGAATGTGAACATTCTCACCAACGATGAAGTGCGGTCTAGATGCATGATGCTCTTCCTCCTTCTTGGACTGAATGTATGAATAGAAAAGAACCGAGTAGTTGATCATGTCAAGGATCGTGTCCTCTAGACTTTCATCCTTGACCTGAAACACACCCGCTTCCACGAACGAAGACAGTCGGGACATCTTGTCGGTCATGCGGACAAGCATACCCGCTTCGGTGCGACAGATTCCCATGGCTTCACACCGAGTGAAGTTCGCAAACGGTTCGACTCCATGCCGTCCTGCATAGTCAGCATTCTTGCGGCGCATCAGTTCAAACGCCTTGGAACATAGTACCTTGTGGTGTTGTAGCAGTTCATCACGGTGCATAATTAAGCCTTTCCTTTCGGTGGATGTTTGAACGGACATGAATTTATCCGTGTTTGGTGTTCTTCGAACTTCGTTCCGTCTTTGTGTTCTCCGAAAAAGTAATTCTTCTCCCAATCTTTGCGTGTAATCTCTGTGCAGTTCGGGTCTTTCAATTTTCGGTTAAATTCTTCCCGTGACAAAGACCACTTGCGATATTCGTTGTTTACGCTTGGATTTGAAGTGATGTCCTGCCGCATGGCAAGAAACTTTTCGGGATATCCCCTTGGATACGGAAAGAATTGGCAGACAACATCCCCCGGTTGAAACACCACAGGAACATTCTTTTCAAGAACCTTCCAATTCATTGTAAATGTGAAGGGCAACCAATCAGTTTCAACGATGCCCGACAAAGGAGCAATGTCTTTTCGTGGTTCGTTAGTCGGTCCTGTGACGAAGAGATTATGTCCCGGACTTGTCCTAAAATGCCACGGCAATTGGAATGTCAATATCCCAGAACCGAAATGTGAAACAACCGATTTGGTATGTCTCTTGTCATTGTCAAGGAAGGCAACCACAAGGTCTTGGATTCTGTCGCCACCATTCCATACAGCCATGAAAGCAAACCGTGTTTTGATTTGCCATCCAATTGTGTTTGCCATCAGTAGGGGCAAGCATCGATACGCAAACTTTTCTTGAGTGTTGTCCATCCAATTTCTTTTCGGAGAGTCGGAGGATGCAACCAACTCATAGTCAGAAATGGATGGCGACTGCAAAAACTCATATGCGATGATAAAAGGATGTGGATCATCCTCGTTATTCGCCTGAATCTCCAGTTCTTCGTTTTCGGACATTAAGACTTTCCTGTGGAGCCGAACCCGCCGCTACGGTCGGTCTTCCCTTTTACTTCATCGGCAAGTTGCACGAAGTTCGTGTAGATTTTTTCCACGATTTCGCCTTGGCAGATGCGGTCGCCATGAGTTATCTTAATATCGGTCGTGCTTGTATTGGTTACAGGAACCATCAGTTGCTGCGTGTAATCGGAGTCGATAACTCCTTCGCAGTTCGAAAGCATCAAACCCCCCTTGATCGCCAATCCTGACCGCATGTGCAGTCGAACCGAATATCCTCGGGGTATGTCTAGGACAAGTTGTGTCGGCAGGAGAATCCTGTTGCCGGGACGAAGAATGATCGATGCGTCCTTGTCACCACGAACTTCATCAACGAAAGCCATCGTCTTGAAGTTGCTGCTGTTCTTGTCCCATGCATCCACCTCACGCTTGCCCGCAGGAAGGCAAACACGGATGTCAAAACACGCCGACTCCTCGGTTGCGTATGCAGGAGGAAATGCGGACGGATGCAGTTTGTGAAAACCTAGCGTGACAACACGATCACTCATAATGAATACCTCAAATAGATTGTGTCAGTCTACACCAAGATCAGGCTTCGTCAAGCGGTTTCTTGCGAATCCCAATCCGATACTTCGGGATCAATTCCCAATCCTTCTTTTCACCGAAAGGGAGAATCTTGAAGTGAGAGATCGGACAAACAGGTTCCTTGGTCTTTGCGGGATTAACAATCTTTACCAAGCCCCATTGCTCCAACAGGTTTGCAATCGTATTTCTACGCCCCTTGTCAGAGTCGCTGAAGTCGTTCTCAAGCCCATCAAGCATGAAGAGTTCCTTGAAATGGACGATGTAATACTTGCCCCGCTTGTGCAGGATGTGGCACGACTGATACAGTTTCTTCTCTGTCTTTGAAGAGATGCCGATTCGGGTCAGGGTTTCCTTGACCTTCAAGAAGTTGTCGGGTGACGGCAAACTCACCTCAACCAGATTGCTCACAATATCGTCTGTATTCACGGCTCAATGCTTCCCTAGTAAAGATTCTCCGATTATTTAGCATTAGAGCCACCTCTGCTCTTTCGGAGGGATTCAATCCGCTCCTTCGACAACAAACGAATGTATTCAATCGCCCTCTTCCTGCTCACCCCATAAGCAAGCATGATCGCATCAAGCAAATCCTCGTCCTGCTCGTCCTGCTTGATCCACTTATCAAATCTCTTGCGTTTACGGACGGAGTGGTAGAGATAGTCATACTGCATTCTCTTGTCCGCTAGGGGCAGGCAGTTCATTTCATTGGCATAAAAAATCGTATCGGGGCTGTAGGAAAGCCCCCGGTTGACGATAAACGGAACATAGTCCCGCTCTGCCTCGGGGTTTATGCCCATCATGTTTCCGGTCTTTTCGTTGATGCTTTTGATGAAGTCGAACGGGGTTAGTTTGCTCATGTTAAGTCAATCTTCTCAATGTCAATGTCCTCACTCTTGACGCTCACGATGAGGCGCATGGGAACATAAACCCACTTACGCTTTTTGATGTCATAGACCGAATGAAGGAGGAACTGATCATATGCATTGCTGCCATGATACCGATCAATCAGCGGTGCTTCAACATAATCCGGTCCGACAACGCAGACACGGTGAGATATCTTTGTCTTGATTTTCTTTCCCGACATATCTTCGTATTCAATGTCTAGATGATCGGGATAGATTTTCTCCAACAAAGAATCTAGCCATTCTGCAAGCATGACATCGGTCATTCCTGTGATATCCAAGTAGGAACCAAGTCCACCGTTCCCCGAATCATCGCTGTGCTTTTTTGCTACTTTCATGGCGAAGTATGTCTTGCGCTCACGCAGGAAAGCCTGACGGGCACTTTCACACTCTTTCAGAAAGTCCGTGTACGAATACTTCTTGTCAAGCCGCTGATTGATTTTCGATACCTTTTCCAACTCCTCATTGCTGATGACACTTGAGAGAAGCATGATCTTCTCCAAAGGATTTGCAATTTCTCCAACAGGAGTGGTTCGAATCGAATTGAATTCATCCCAAAACTTCTGACTCACTTCGTTCGTCATCGATGTACGGAACTCATCGATGTAATTCTGAATGTTGTATCTTTTCCCGATCTCATGGATCGTGATGGAAAGATCATTGAGGCTCTTTACAACCATACCGTGCCTCCCTTCGTCACTTCTATTTAGGATTTGAAGGAGCATTCCGATGCCAACATAATGCAACAAGCGGCGAGGTTGATCTCCTGATCGGCGGCAAACGCCGCCCTGTGCTGATACTCCGAAAGAGTGAGAACTGCCTGTGGGACAGATGCGGGTTGCAGTTGATCTACGAGGGTTTCATAAATCTTGCGGAAAACATGGGCTGTGTCCCTGTCCCCGTTGTCCACCACCCACTTGCGAATCTCATTGAAGTTCTTGCTCTTCAAGGCTTTGACGAGCGATTCCACCCCAACATCAGCAGCAACAAGAATCCCTGCATCAATCGCACCCGATACGGAGTACCGCTGAATCTCATTCAAGACACGGCGGAAATCGGGAAAGTGCCGAATGATAAGTTCCGCAAGAACACGGTCATCAGACTCAATAGATTCTTTGGAAAGAATATCCTTCGTCCTGTCCAAGAACTGCTTCGCCATCTTCGGCTTCTCCTTCGCAGGAATCTTGAAGTCGATGCATGTGCAGCGGCTGTGCAGCGGTTCGATGATCCGATGCTTGAAGTTGCATGTGAGGATGAAGCGGCAGTTCTTGGCAAACTCTTCGATGAAACCACGGAGAGCGGGTTGCGTAGACTGTGGGTTCAGGTAATCAGCCTCGTCTAGGATGACAACCTTGTGACCACCACCCAACGATACCGCAGAAGCGAACTGCCGAATTCGGGTACGCAAGGTATCGATGCCGCCATCTTCGGATGCGTTGATGAACAGCACATCACGATTGAGTTCATCGCACAAGGCACGGGCTACGGTTGTCTTGCCGCAGCCCGCACCACCACAGAGGATCATATTTGGAATGTCCTCCGACTTAACCATGTCCCCGAAGGTGTCGGATAGTGCTTCGGGAAGGACACACTCCGACACCTTTCGGGGTCGATACTTCTCTACGAGGAGATCGTTCATGAATTATCCCTTGCTGCTGTCTGATTCCATTGCGACCCAATAGTTCACGGGGATCGTAGTCCCTTCGAACTTGGCAACACGCTTCTCTGCGAGTTGCACATTGTAGTCACCGGCAATCATCTTGAGGTTTTCCACCTTGAACCAGAACTTGAAGGTCGAATTATCGGGGTTCTCCGCAACGGTCAGACTCCAACTGTGTGCGGTCGGATCCTTCTTGTCGCACACACGGATGCACACACCGTCATCGCAGGATTCAATGCACATGTCGGGAGCCTGAAGCACCGATGCCGCCTTGAGAATCGCCGCCATGTCATTGGAGTTGAGAAGGAACGATACCGCAATCTTGGGCATCGTGATCTTCTTGTCCGACTTGGTTAGGAGTTGCGGGTCGCTGTAGAAATACTTGACCGATGCCTTGGAACCCGCAGAACTGATCGTCACATGGGTGTCCTCGAAAGAGAACTCGGCATCCTTGAACAGGCTGACTGTGGACAGGAACTTCGCCATGTCCCAAATTCCGAACTCGGTGTCGAAAGACTCCTCTACCTTGGCTTCTGCAAGGATGGTTGCCGAAGGAGAGATCGTGGTGATCGTCTGCCCCGGCTTGACATGGAGGTTGCTGTTGATCGATGCAAAATTCTTGAGGATGTTCAGCGTGTCAGATGAAATGGTGATCTTGTTCATTGTTGCGCTCATGATGTAGACGGTCTCCTTTGACTCGTAGAGTTACAGGGATCATAGCCTGTTTAGCCCTGAAGTCAAGAGGGAAGCAAAGATGACTTACCCATTTCTTCCAAATCCTTGAGTATCGTTTCGATTGAAACAACATACAAAAGGTTTGCCCCACAATTGAGTCGAACAACGATACCAATGCATTTTCCTGTTTTCGCATCGTACACTCCTCCTCCACTAGAACCGGGGGCACCGTTGCATGTTATGACTGTGTGTCTGTCGTTGTTCCACGACACAGACCTTTTATGATTTGCAACGATGCCCTCGGTAATAGTGTTTTCTTCTCCCAAAGGTGAACCAACGACATAAACTTCGTTTCCGACCCGTAGGGGTGAGGGCATGAAAGTTGTTCCAACTCTGATGCCTTGTGATTCCCCTACGAGCCGGATGATTGCCCAATCGGAATCATTGTCCCGAGCAACCACCTCGCCTTGCCACATTTTGCATACCGAATCATCGTCAATAGATTTCTGGTCGATGAGACACATCGCACCTTCTTCCACTACATGCGCTGCGGTGAGAACATATAGTTCTCCGTTCGCTCTGTAAAGAACGCCTGATCCGACTCCTATGTTTCCGTCTTTGATAGCATGAATCTCAACAGCGAGATTCATGACTTGTTCTGCTATGTTTGTTTGGGTGCTGACTACTTCGGGTTGTTTACCCTTGAGGATGGTTCCTGCCGCAAGAACCAGAGCGACTGTGAATACCAACAGTCTCCTCATAACCCCTCCAAACGGAGGCATCTGCCCAAAGGTTATTTATCATTCCCTTCGGTTCGTTCTGATGAAAAGTATCAGATTTTATGCCTTGAAGAACAGGGCAAAGTCTTCCGCACTAGTCTCAAGGTTGACTCCACTCTTCACATCGATGTCAATGATACGAAGGTTGGTCTCAAAAGTGATCGTGCCAACACGGTGATTCAGATCACACTTGACGATCCATACCTTGTCCCCGCTCTTCTTGTTGGCACTCTTGGGATCTAGTGTCACGGAATGAATTGTCTTGATCTGCCCAATCGAACCGGACTCCGATGAACTGACGATGTATGTTGTCGAACCCTTGCTGCTGATCAGACCGATTGGTGCGTTGTAATCACCACTCTTACCAAGGCTCCCCAATTCTTGAACATGGACATGCTGTCCGACCGTTGGCTTTGTGGTGGAGTGAATGTGTAGCACACGGTTGGCTTGCAACTTGCGCTGCTTCATTCCTGACTGCTTCAGGCGAAGTTCAAGGTTTCCTTTTGGGGCTGCGGTGATTTCCGAAACAATAGGCATCGTGGCAAGGAATTCCTTGGTTGGCTGAAACCAACTAGGATACTTTGCACCACCCACACGGAACAAACCCGATCCCCTGATGGCAAGGAAGTGGTCATTTTTCATGAGCGAGTTCAATGTCTTCCAGAAGGTATTGCTGACAGGAATCTGCCACTTCCCGCCCTCGTCATGCGTGGTGTACTTGTCTAGTAGGGTGGGCCAGAATTCCTTGCAAGCCTGAAATGGAATCTTGTTGCTTGATAGTTCGGGGAACCACTTGCCCAACTCCGACTGAATCTTGTCGATCCGGTTTCGAACGAGCGGACTCTTAACCATGTCAATGACGGTGACGCACAGAGTTGGATCGTCCAACTCGCACATTCTCTTCGCCCGTGCAGAACGGGTAGAGAACTGCCAATTTGAACCATCAAACACCCATGTGATGCCGCCAGACTGTGCATTGTCGAGTTTGCATTCGATGATCAGCGGCTCGTTCGGATAGTCCTTGTGAATAATCGATATGTCAGGAAGGGTGGAACTTGGAGGAGCGACAACTACCTTGACCTTCTTGCGCTGCTGTGGTGTCAGGGAAGCAAGAATCTTCTTTGCCAAGTCGTTTTGAAACTTATGCCCCTCGGTGGATTCCTTGAGGACATCGGTGATTTCTACGGCGAATTCGCTAAACGATTGCATATCTTCCATATTTATCTCTCCAATGACCCCAAGGGGATTCGAACCCCTGTTATCTCCGTGAAAGGGAGGTGTCCTAGACCGACTAGACGATGGGGCCTAGCAAAAGGGAGGGGGGAGTAGCGGAACCCCCCTCCCCAAATAAGATTACAATGAATCTTACTTGGTGCTGCGCTTTGTCTGCAACTCTTCAAGCCGATCTTCGATGCGGCTGATGTTTGTCCAGATTTCACGGGTGTTCTCCCGCTCACGGTACTCGGTAGTTACCGACTCAAGACGCTCGTTCGCAAAGGAAACTGCGCTCCCTGCGGCATGTAGCAGTCCACCAACGGCAACAAGACCAATCGCCACGGCAAGGTTGCCGGTCCATGCGAAGTAGCAAGCCGCCGCCGAAGCAACGACACCCACAGCCATGAAAAAAGTACCAGTACGAATATTCTCAATCACACCTGTTCTCTGACGCATAACGATTCTCCTTTCAAGAGATGGTAAGTCGTTTTCCCAATCGTGGGCGAAATCATACACCCTACGACCTTTCATGTCAAACAATTGAATGATCTTTTTCATATTACAGTTAATGAGCAGTATGCTCGGTTTGGGGTTCCACGATAGTAACCGAAGATGAGAAGGTGACGGCGGTTCTGCTTGCCACCACGAATGATGATTCCATACTTTACGATTCGCTTTCCATTTGTCTGTTGCCAGCCGTTGCTTCTGGCGAATCCCGTGACCGCACTCCTTGTACCAGTATCAACCGATCCCTTGAAAAGGTATCCCTTGATGCTGCCTCCCCAAACATTCGATTCAACCATCTTGTCAACCAAAGCAAGAATTTCGGAATAGCCACGGTCATCAGACTTGCCGCCCTTGCCCAACTTGGCTGCAATCAATGCCTTCATCTCGCCCGTGGGGGCGCATGTGCGTGTGCGACAACTTGTCACACGGGCATTGTTTCTCAATGCTTTAGCCACCTTGCTTCTTCTTCTTGATCAAGGTCACCTTGCGCTTGACTTCGGGACGCTTCATGAACTCTTCGATTTCCATCAAGGCTTGAATCTTATAGGCGAAGTACATATTGCTCGAATACTTGCCTTGAAAATCGGTCAGGTAAACCATGAGATCCTTTGCATCCCTGTTGCCGACCAATTGAGTGAACCGCATCAAGTCCTGCTGAATCTCTTTCTTCAGGGTGGAGAGTTTCCTAACCCCAAGACCAAACAGGTGGACGGAAGGATCGTTTGCGTCCTCGGTGAAATCCAGAGTCTTTGCGTTCGTGCCGTTGACTACAAGAGTCATGGGCGGATTTGTTTCCTCGGAGATCACCTTGATGATGTCATTTACTAGTGGGTTGTCGAATTGGTTAGCCATATCCACTATTTATGACATCATGCCTCTGCATCATCATCAAACAAAATGGGGGTGAATCCCATCTTTTCCGCACAGTCCTCGCACAGGGTCTTCATCCAAGAACCGTTGTCCTTCTTGCACAGAGTCCCAAGACTACCACAAACCTCGCAAACGCTTGCAGACAGGTTCTCTGTCATGTCAACGAGACCATGAATCCTATCGTTTCCTCCGCTGTAGTAGAAACGGAGTGCGCCGAACTTCTCCTTCATCTGCTCAACCTTGAAGGCAAACTTGCCGTTCTCATGGTCTTCGATGAGGAGGGAAGGATCGTGTTCAATCTCACGGTCGATAGCCGCCGCAAGGTTTTCGATCAGGGAGTCCCATCCGTATCCAAATTCCCAATAAACAGTTCCGATAGATTTGTCGGGAGAGTTGGTGCCACCGCCGAAGACCCTTGGGTAACGGGCTTCGATTTCTTCTCTACGCTTTTCTTGCGATGCTCGGAGAGCGTCAGCGAGTTTTGCGATCTTGTCGATTGCGGCACTTGTACTTGGGTTTCCATTCCCTCCTCGGGAGTCCACTTGGTTGCCTTGTACTGATTCTTCGTTCCGCACTTCTTCTGAAAGTTCGTCAGCCATTCTGCTTCCTTTTCTGCAAAGTCCTTGTCTTCGTAGACTGCGACAACACGCCCGTGCGAAACAACCCAACCACGGTCTTCATTGCCGCTGTACAGTTTTATTCCCCATTGTCTAGCCATTCACCGATCTCCTGCTTGAGTGCTTCGATCTTGGGACGGCTTTCGTTCCACTTCTGAATTTCCTTCTTGGCATCCTTGTTCAACTTGACCACAACAAGGCATCCCCCAACAGAATCATTCTGATCTGCGGGAACCACTCTAGGTGCAGGGACAACGGAGAGAATGTCTCCTCGCCCATGGAAGTCGCCACCGACCCCATAGAACGGACCACCCTCAAAGTCGAACATGTCTTCTCCACCACGGACATAGCGAGATACGCCATGCACATGGAAGGTAGCCTGTCCCTTCTCTTCCTCAATCAAGGTTGCAGTTCTCTTCTCGCCGTAACGACTTCCGAAGGTGAAGGTGTAATTGTTCATATTGACGATCATAGCACAGAACTTCCCCCGTGTCAAGAATGGGAGCGGAGGGATTCGAACCCCCGTAGCCAATGGCAGCAGATTTACAGTCTGCCCTCGTTGTCCGCTTGAGTACACTCCCGTGATTATCAGACCAAAGCCGCCTATCGGATTCGAACCGATGACCTGTTGATTACAAATCAACTGCACTACCGCTGTGCTAAGACGGCATAGGTTCCCTCGCTTGGATTCGAACCAAAACTAGAAGAACCAAAATCTCCTGTGCTACCGTTACACCACAAGGGAACTGGCTCGGAAGGATTCGAACCTTCAACCGTCCCGTTAACAGCGGGATGCACTACCGTTGTGCTACGAGCCAATAGAAATGACCCGTGAGGTGGGTCAGACCGGAGATGTATTTGCCATTACATGGCAAGAACATTCCACTACTTGCCAAAACGATGGACATTCCCGCCATCGGTCCGAGTGTCGGTGCTGCCGTTTTACATCCTTTCGGAAGGGTATAGTACCTAGGGTACACCAACGGACCTACACACCGACTCAATCAATAATAGTTAACTATGGACGGCGTTCATTGTATCTCCTTGGTTAGCGTTTCGTTGATCTATCAAAGAAGCGGATGATGGGATTCGAACCCACAACAGCCATCTTGGAAGGGTGGCACTCTACCGTTGAGTTACATCCGCAGTTAGTGGAGTCGGGGGGATTCGAACCCCCGTGTTGTCATGCATTCCGTGGTGCTTACTACGCCAATATCCTTCACTTGTTCAGACCCGCCGCTGAAGGCGACTTAGCGGATCAGATTGGGACTCTTTGTTCTCGGCTTCCTTCGGCGTTCCCGTTCCCGAAAGCCCATCCGCTGTTTGCTCTCCCCACCCTAGCGGAGTCGGGTGGTTTGAGGTCACGCTGCGAGAGCGTAACGGCGAGTCTGCTTGTTGGCAGTCTTGATTTCCATACGCTTTTAAGAGCCTAGCATGGTTCCTCTTGGCGCATCACTCATCAGTACTCATGCAATCGATTCCTGTTCGACCCCTTTGTTTCTAAAGACAGTAATGTAGAGATCACTTGCGTCATCACAATTTAGACACTTTCTAGTCATCTCTTTGTGCAGATTATAGCCTATTGATTCAAACCTGTCAATCACCTGTTGCTCAATAACGGGGTCATCCGAAAGATTCTTTTTGAAGGCTATCATGATGTACTTTGGACGATACATCGTATTTTCGATGTGTCGTACAACTGAGTCTTTTACAACATCAAACCACATAGATAGAGTTTCCGTCATGATTTGCATTTTTTCGCATATGGCAGAAAAGTTGTTGCTAATGTGTGGTTTGATAGTAATCAGTTCGTCACCAATGTTTCCGTATATGCGTACAGTCAGTCCACAAGAGTAGTCATATGCATGAGAAATTGTTCCACTTTCATTGGAAGGAAACCAGACTCTTTGAAAATGACAATCAGTAGTGGTCATACGGCTGTTCGACCTCTTCGGCGGTTGAATGCTTGAAGACCATCAAATACAAATTTTCACACGCCCCACATTCCTTCTTCATCTTCCTTACTAAAGTGTAATCTATTGATGCGAATGCGTTGACAATGTATTTGAAAGTGGGAGATTCGTCACTCATATCTTCTTTAAAGGATACTAGTATCTTTGGAGAATTCCCGTAAATCGAGAAATACCGAGTCAGCGCATCAATCACACAATCAAACCAAATGTAAACTTCAGCATCGCTCCGTGAAATAAGGGAACATATGCCGTTCCAATCTTCATTAATTTTTGGTCGAATGTCAATGCCGTTAAGGACTCGTACTATATGTAAAGAAAACCCGGACTTGTAATAGAAAGTGCTGCTAGGTCCATAGTCTGGATCATCTTCATATCGATCAAATTCACATTTCATGATGATCTCCAATCACTTAAGTCTGAGCAAGTACTTGGTCTTGTTCATTGAACCGACAATCTCATCACGGATGTTCAACAGATCAGTATCCTCCGGCTTAAGCATGGCAGGAACATCTTTCATCATGTATCCGATTGCGGTGTCAAGAATCTGAACAACTCCTGCGTTGTCCTTGTAATTGACCACCGTCAGTTTATAGTCGGTCTTTGCGGCAGGAACACCATATCGACCGGAGAAGGTCTCAACGAAATCATCAATCTTTTCGTCCAAGTCTCCATACAGACCACCCAATGCTTGATGCTCTGCGTAAGACTTTGTTTGCCAATGCAGGACACGAAGTTGTGCCTGAAGGGTAAGTAGTGTGGTAATTAGAGTCATGGTACGGTATTTATATCAGCCAAAAAGAAAGGTTTGACTGTCACTCTTGGCTTCGTTTGTGTTCTTTTTAACAGCGGTGCGGGCATTCTCAATGATCTCCTTGGAGGCATCGGCATAACCCTGCTGATACTCCTCCCAATACGGAGACCGTGAACCTCCCATGCTATTCCAACTACGCTCCAACTTTCCTGCGTAGCGATCCTGCCATCCTTCGTTGTATGCCTTTCCCGGCACATATGTTTCTTCGCTCATCTCTTTCCCTTCACCTTTCTTACTTGAATGGTTCCATTCACAACCTTTATGTCAAGCGGTGTGCCCACACGAATCTTCATGCGGCGACAAACTTCGGGCGGGATGCGAATATAGCACTTCTTCTCCGCAGTTTCCTGTCCCGTCTTTTCGTCCAAATCATAAAACATGGATTCCTCAATTGGGATGATCCATGTGTCTTGGGGCTTCTCGTTTTTCTTTTTCTTCGGCTCCTTTGAGCCAAAGATGGCATCGTAGTTCTTGCCGTACTTCTCAAGGTCTACGGGGCGGTAATCATCGCCCTTTCCTGCGCCATTGTTGCCTTGCATAACAAACTCCTTTCACTAGTAGCGGGAGTGGGATTCGAACCCACACTTTGTTGATTTTGAGTCAACTGACTCTGCCGTTGGTCTACCCCGCCATATTCAATAACCAAGTTTCTTCAATGCTGCAATTGTCTCCGCTGCGCTCTTGTGCTTGATTCCGATTCCCCCCGCTGCCTTCCACTCATCGATGTTCTTGCTCCAATCATCGATAAGAATGTTCGGCACACCATTCTTCGTGGCGTACTTCTTTTTGTGACGCTGCAAAAGAATGTGACTGAGATTGGGAAGCGGACGAAGATTCTTTTCAATCCACTTTCTCTTGTCAGCCTTTGAGTTAGGTTGCCATGTGTTGGTGTGTGCGGAAAGAATGTTCGGCTCGTACTTGGAGATGTAGTTCCACAACTGCTTGCCGTCCTTCATCCAAGGAAGTTCGGCAAATAGATTCGGATGCTCCTTGTCGATCTGTGGCTTGAGCGGATCGATGTAGGAATCAAAGTTACGATTGCTCAAATCCTTGATCCCGTAAAGTTTCGAAAGACCGCCGATGATGTCAACCAGAACACCGTCCATGTCGCAGTAGATTTCGCCTTTGGGTGCCTCTGTGATGTGGTGCATAAAGGATTTCATGGTCACAGGTATTTAGCCGAATGCTCCCGATGGGGTTCGAACCCATGACTTGCGGTTTAAAAGACCGCTACTCTACCAACTGAGTTACGAGAGCGTTAGCGTTCCCGGCTGGATTCGAACCAGCGACTTGTTGCTTAGAAGGCAACTACTCTATCCAACTGAGTTACGGGAACAAGAGATTCAACGCTCTCGTTTCCAGCGGATTACATTCTTAATGTTAAATGACCGCCAGTCACTCTTTTCGATGTCCCACACAACGACATTCATCGGAGTGCGCTTCGGCTTGGGCTTGCCTGTGTTGGCATCATCCCGAATCGGAAGCCTCTCGGGAAGAAGGGTGCATTGCATGACTCGCTCCGTGCCGTCTGACTTGATGAAGGTCACGCTGCAAACGGACTCATGAAGTGCAGCGATGATCTCGCTGCGGAGCGCATCCTGCTGTTCGGTTAGATTGTCGATGATCTTTGCCATGATGTGAATCATATCACAACCCTTTCGGGGAGTCAAGTGGCTTCGGACTGCTTTGAACGAATGTAATCAGCAAAGGCTTCAAACCAAGTCTTTTGAATACCATAAGATTCAAAAACAAATGGCTTTCCCTTCATCTTGGAATAGAACTGATTCACCTTCATTGGCTTGAACTCCCCAACGGAGAATTCCTTGCCCATGCCGGGGAACTCAACAGCATTGCCGTCTTCATCCTGCGCCTGTGTGCCGATGAGTACTGCCGCCTTTGAGTCGAATGGCTTGTAGAGAACGGAGTCCTGATTGAACTTGCCGCCCATCTTGCGGAGGAACCCCTTCAGGTTGCCGCTGTCATCGCCCTTGTTTCCGATGATGAGATAGGAACGCTCTTTGACATCCTTCGACTGCTCCGAACCGTAGCCTTCGATGTAATGCCCCTCCAAGCGATAGAACCCAAACCCCGCAGCACGAATCAATGATTCCAAATCGCTGCTGCGCTTCATGTTCTCCTGCTTGGTGTAACGACCACGGAACGCAGAAATGATACCGATGTTCCTGTCCGTTGTATGACGATACAAGCGAACGAGCGTAGCCTCATTCAGTTCGTGTGTGTTGTAATAGTCCATTACTTGTTCTCGCCGTCATCAAAGGGGTTGTCTGGCGGAAAATCTTGCCACTCACCCTCAAGGTCACCGCCGAAATTCATGGGATCAATTTCGGGATTCTCCTTTTTCTTCTTTGCATGATCGATGATGCCGTTGAAGAAATCATTCAGGAACTCTTTCAGTTCCTTTTCGTCCTTCATGATGATCGTCTTCTTGTCGGTCGAATCATTGAAGATTCCTTGGTCGATGCTTACCCATGCACCCAACTGCTCCTTGGTAGGCGGCAGCATATGACCTGTCTGATTGAACTGTGCAATGTCGTTGACGGCAAGCATGTTCCGCATCTGCGCTCGGATTTCATGGATGTCCTTCAGATTGACTGCTCCTGTATCTTTTGCGGTTGACTGTATCGCATGAAGAGTCAACTCCAATGCACGGAGGTAGTCCATGAAGTATTGACGCTGCCGCAGTAGGTTTGCATTCTGTTGAATCAGCGACTTAACTAGGCGTGGCTTTAGCATTTTGGTTATCCTACCCCATTTCTTACGATGTGTCAAGAAGCAATCTGTCTGAATTACGGCGTTGTCCTTCTGTCAACGGCAGGACTGTCTAGCGGTATGTCAAGTGCCTTTGCCGTGGTTGGGTGAATCTTCTTGCCCGTCTTCTTCTTGCCAATTGCATTGATTACTCTCTTTAGTTCCTTATCGGGCGTTGCATTCGGCTTGGGGGCAAATTGATCGATGAAGTCCTTGATGGCTGTGAGCGCAGCAGGATTGATTTGCGAATCCCCTGCCTTCTTCACACGGAAGTACTTGAAGTCCTTCACCACAGGTCCGGTCATGTCTTGAGTGACCGTGTAGTTGACTCCATCCCGTTCGATTGTCGTGCCCTTCGCATATGTAATCGTACTCTTGCCGCCGATGATAACGGAGATGTCGCCGTTCACGCCAAGTCTGCGATAATCACGGAACATGATGTCTTGCATGGTCTTCGATGCGCCGCTGTGCGTCTTGAACAGAATGTCCGCAGGAACCACACGCTCACGGGTGAGGTTCTGTCGCATGGCAATTCTATAGTCGGTGAGAATCCATATGATGTGAATGTTCTCCGGCTTGTATCCTGCATGGCGCAGGAAATCGAGAATGCCGAACCCTTCCCCATCTCCTAGAAGTTGGCTGATGTCCTTCAGCGTGGCATCAAACAAGACATTCGGCAGAATGCTCTTTGTCTTGTCCGTCATAAAGAATGCTTGCATCTTTCTTTGATCAAGGCTCAATCCCTTGACTGCCATGTGAAGAAGACCGGTATCAGTTGGATTGCGAAGGTCTAAGTTCTTGATCTTGTCCATGAGATCAAGTAAGTTCGATGATCTTGGGAAGTCGCTCTTTCCTTTGGCGATGTTGTCACGCATCTTGATGAGCGAATCCTTGATGTCATCGGGATTGAATATCTTGTATTGACCACCAATCATTTGGTTCACGGCAAATGACTTTCCTGACCCGGCACCACCGGCGAGGATGACTGCCTGTCCTGTGTTCTGACCCTTTCCAACGATGAGGAGTTTTTCCTCAAGGTATCGCTGAATCTCTTCTGCGAGGGGCTTGTAGAATTCGATCTGGTGTGTGTCTCGTAGTTCTTGGAAAGTCTTCATGTCATTTCCTATTTATGGTCTTGTGGTCACCCCAATGTTTCTCACGGAGTGGGGGGCAATCTGTGTATTATTTGGAATCGCCCGTGTTTTGGTTTCCTTTCCCTTCTTCAGGGATTTCTGCTGAAGAACGAAATCGTCCATTCCTTTGCGGAACTGAAACCAATCTTTTCCTCGTTGGATGATGTCTTCTTTCATACCGGCAACTTGGGATCAGGACTCATGAAATTTGGCTTCTTCATTGCTGTGACCATGATCATGCTCTTCTTCTTTCCGTCCCAATCAAGGGTGAACGGCATGTTCAGGTTCTTACTGACATCAAGGATAATCGCCTTCCAGTCGGCGGGGTGATCCTTGATCTTCTGTGCATACTTTGCGTATGTCTTTCGGAATGCATCCTGTAACTCGGGCAAGGTGACTGTGCCGCCGTAGCCACGACTTCCGTTGATGCGCTCCCAAAAGTGACGGGTGAATGCGATGTCCAACTTTGCGGATGCGAACATGGCATCAAGGACACTTTCAAGCCTCTTCAGGTCGTTCCACGATACCTTGGACATCGGTTCCTGCATTCGATATCCCGCATATCCCGTGGTTGGTCTGTCGGTGACTATACCCTCACCTAAAGACTCTCCAAGTGCGGAAAGGAGAGCGGCACTCACTCGCTTCTTTCTCTTTCCAATTTTTCTCTTGTCTCCGATTCCTATCGACTCTTCTAGGGACTCGTCTAATTCCCATGGACCATAGTGACCCGTGGATATGAGTTTCCTTTTCATTGCAGGGAAATCATACTTGTAATAGGCTCCTCGCTCCTTGGGCTTCACTCCACCCAAAGCATAGTAAACCTTTTTGTCCATTCTGATATCCCTGCCGTTTGATTGATCGATGACAGTATCCCCATCCTCTACCCATGCGTGTGGAAACCGCAATCCTTTGACTGCGCCTTGCCCATATACCAATGCCTGAACAAGCACAGGCTTTCCCGTGGCAGTCTTGACAGGCTTTCCAAAAAATTGGGTGTATGCCCGCATCATGAAATTGACGGCGGCTTGCATACAGTCACCATCACCATCATGACGCTCCGTGAGATACTTGCCAAATGCTTTCATCTTTCCTCCGATTGCCAATCAGGTGTTTTTGGGATGCTTTTGTCTGTGACGGACTTTTCTCCCGCACCAGCGGACTTGAGCCAACGAAGCACCATTTCCCGTCTTTCATTTGCGGCAAGTGCGTTCCTGACTTCCCAAGGTTTCATTTTCTTTCGATCCTCGGGGTCGCTGTCATACTCGTCAACATCGAAATCAGCATCAACCGTGTCAACTGCAAATCCCGCACCGAAAGCAGAGAAGTAAAGCATGTTGCCGGTATTGTTTGTTTCTTTAAGATATTGGCGGAAACTCTTCACAAAGGTATTTAGCCCAAATGAAAAGGGGGGAGTCCGAAGACTCCCCCCAATTCTACCTTTATGACATCAAGTCACTTGGTCAGCGTGTTGACTGCCGTGGAAACGGTTTCCCATGCAACCTGTACACCCTTGAGGGCGAACGGGAGGACGGCGAGGAAGAGGACCACATGGGTCGGGTTCTTCCAGCAGAAACCACAGCCAGTAACGGGGCACTTATTGTTGCTCATTTTTTCTCCTTTGTTAGATGTGTAAAGCAACTATTAGAACTTGATGCCTAGACCGGCGGTGACGATTGCGTTCGCCTCCGGGGTCACAACATCCTGATAAACGGGGATTGCAACCCCCATGTTCAGATCGACATTCGAAGCCACATTCCAATTGACCGTGGGGCCAAGGAAGAGTTGGGCTTCGCCAGAATTCACATAGTACAGTTGGTCGAAAGCAAGACCGAACTTGAGCGAGTTCCATGCATAGGCAAGGTCTGTCTCAAAGTTGAGGACATCCGAGTTGGTCTTTGCGCCGAGCCAAGTGATGTAGGACTCGCCACCGTTGAAGCGGTAACCCGCTGTCTGCGTGAAGTCGAAAATCCAGAGATCACAGTTGAAAGCAGCGTTGAGGTACGGGTCAACATTCGCATTGCGGAAGTACTCCGAACCCACAGGTAGATACACACCACCACCAATAGCGAAGTTCCATTGACCGAGTGTATCATTCTTTCCTCCAAATGCGTCCCACATACCACCAAGGTTGATGTTGCTCACCGTGGTGTTGTCATCCTGCGTGTACACAGGAACATCCAAGTCGATGTGGAACTTGTTGTTGATGTCAACCGACAGATTCTGATTCAGCCCAACGAGGGTGGAGCCAGCACCCTTGAAGGTGTGGATCTCTGCTGTCTCATTGAACGACCACTTGAGATCCCACGCAGGGGCGGGAGCGGGAGCGGCGTTCTGTGCGAGTGCAGCGGTCGAAAGGACTGCGGCGACTCCTGTTGCGATAAAAGTGTTGCGATTCATTACTGTCTTTTCTCCTATTTTTAGACACCCCTCTTCATCGGAGGGTGCGGATATGTATACCCTGAATTGCAGCCACCGAACGCTTTATTACCCAACTCCAAACAAGTTAAAAGACAAACCCCCACCAGAGCATGGCAGGGGCTTATCTTTTTTTCGGACTTGACCGCTTTCTTTTAAGTTGTTTATTCCTTGATGCCGATGACGGTCACTTCACCGTCCGACCAACTTCCCTTTGAACCAACCTTTGGTTCAACCTTCTTGGCGAGACCCTTCACCATGTTCTGAAAGTCTTTCGGATCATATACCTTGATTTCATGAGACTCGGGATCCTTCTCGGTGGTGAGAACAATGACGCTTCCCACGGGCTTCTTGCCGAACTCTGACTTGATCTTACGGAAGTTGCTAACCATGGAAGATCCACCCGCATTCTTGATCATGGTCTCTGCGCCTGTCATGATGCGAACGCCTTCTTCAATCTCGACCTCCTCCTTCACCCCTGCGTCCTTCTTTGCGTATGCCAAGGCATCTTCGTATGACTTGAAGTCGCTACGCAACTTGGTGCCCTTGCGTCCGTCTGCGAAACGGACGCTGCCCTGACTGTAGGACAGCCGCCACACTTCCCAGTTTGATCCCGACCGCTGAATCTGATATGCATTGGTTCCGATGTTAACAGCCTCGCTAACTTCAACCTCTTCCTTCTGCACCTTCTGCTTCGGAACGGTGATGCTTGCAGGCTCACCGACATCAACCACATAGCCACCGCCATGTTGCTGTGCCTTGCTTGTGCCGCCATCATCGAATCGGACGATCTTGCCGCTGACCATCTTGCCCTTGTGGGGAACCTTTACCTTATCCCCTGCCTTGAACTGTTCAGAGACTTCGACATCTTCCTTATTCAAATGATTTTTCGCTGCTGTCTTGTATGCTGCCATTGCCGCTTTTGCTTTGGGCGTATTGCGACCATCTCTATCTGCCAAGACAGACTTTTTTGCGGCTTTCAATACCTTGCCGATTGAAGTTGCCTCTTCGATCTCCTCTTCGACCGACTCGCCCCAACTCTTATTTACGAAGTTTGCGGCTTCCTTCTCGCTGCCCATGTCCTTGATCCACTTGCCCTTCATGGTGTAGATGCCGATGATTCTCTTTGGATCCTTCTTTCCTGGACCTGTGAGGTACTTCTCTTTTGCCTCTTCGATCTCGCCGTCTTCGACTACCTCTTCCTTCTTCATCTTGACCTTCTTCGAATAGAAGGGCAGGGACATGATGTCTCCAAAAGAGGAGCCTGTCAACTTCTTGAAAGCGGGCTTCGACATCTTGCCATCGATGACTTGCTGCAAGGCACTCAAGATCAAAGCCTGACGCTTCTTGGCATCTGCCTTGAGTCCTGCCTGAACCTTTGCCTGAGCCTCACGGGAAGTCTCAAAACCACCGCCCCAATTGTCTTCATCAAGTTCAAGTTCAACCTCTTCCTTGAAAGAGGGCTTTGATCCCGCCTTGACCAATACATCATTTGGATAAAGCACATTGACGATCTTGCCCTTTGCATTCTCAATTGCAATAGCCTTCCACTCATACTTCTGAAGTTCGGTTGATAGCATATGGTTGATGTGTGCAGGGAGCGCAGCACGACCAGGAACCTTCTTCTGAATAAGTGCGCCAGGTCCGCCCTTACGCATGACAACGATCAGGAATGGTCCTTCCATATCGTTGACTCCCTTGAGGATCTTCTTGAATGGAATCATTGCCGATCCCTCACTTAAGACCTCGCCATTCTCCTCAACACTCTCACCGTGGAAAGTATCAAAGTAATCATTGACAAGATTGGCGGTATTGAATCCCATAAACTTCTTGACAACGCCGTGTTTGTTCAGAATCGCCGTGATCGAAGCGAGTCGCATGACTTGCTGTGCAACGCCGCCCTTGGTCTTCATCAGCGGTTTGAGTTCGGCAATCGCCGCCTTGGGGAGAGAATACATGAAGTCCTCAAGAGCAGCCTTCACGCCACCCTCGGTCACATATTCCTCATGAAGATTCTCAAGAGCCATGAAAATGTATGACTCGTTGTCAAGGCTTTCCTTCTTGAGTTTGTTGAGCATGAGTTCCACCATTGCCTCTGCTCCTGTGGCGAACTTCTTCTGATCGGGTGTCATGTCTGCACCGGTGGTGAACTGCACGATGTTGCTTCCGCCCGACATGCGGCGAGTCATTCCTTCGAAGGTCATGGCAAAGTCCCGTGCCTTTGCCTTGTTGGCAAAGTAAAGAACCATGTTGCCATTTGGCTTCGTCATCATTCGTGTGATGCCCTTTTCGAATCCCATCTTCTGCAACAATTGTCGAATCTTGGCTTCGAACTGCGGCTTGCTGTAGCCGAACATGGTTGTAGCCGTGTCGGATCCAAGAGCGGGAGCCTCATTCAATTCTTTTGCAATCTTCTGTGAATTAGAGGCGAACACGCCACCGAACTTGGCGGCTTCAGCGAGAATTCTTCTTTGGAAATCGTTAATCATTGGCACAATGCTCCTAGTGGGAGTATTTAGCCTACGATTAAAAAGGAAAGGACGGGGAACCTAGCATAACCCGTCCTCGGCGCATCCCGCCACCGGTTGGCAGTAAACGCACCTTTTTGCCAAGACCAACAGCCATCTAGAAAGCCCTTGGCAAGGTTTTGTGAATGGACTATACCACACTCCCGACAGGAGTCAATAGGTCAGGATACTTTTCTTTTGGCACTCTGTCGGAACTTGGGATCATTCGGATGAACGATCTCATACTTTCCCTTGATGACACCCTTTGCCTTCATGTTCTTGATGTACTTCTCAATGTAACGAAACAACTCGTATTTGTTATCTATTGGGTTTTCCTGCATCGGAGGAACCGTTGCGATTACCTTGAC